AGGACGGTCGTCTTGGTAACTTAGCATTAAGTAACTTTACATACAGAACAACGATCAATGGTAGAAAGTTTGCTCACTTGTTAGTGGAGAGATAATAATGATTAATGTTGAAGGTTTTGAAGTGATGACGGCATCCGATTTAGTAGCGGTGCTGAAAACTATAAAAACAGTAGACTTTGAAAATGATACACCTATCCTAGCAGATAGGGTATTAGATTCTGATCTATTTACTGATGATGAGGATGAAGCTAAGAACGTCTTAATTGATTTGTACAATGAACTATATACTTTGTTGGAAGCTGCACTTGATCAGGAAGATCGTAACGAAGAAGTTATTTCTACACTTATGGGGGCTCTTAGTAGATTACTGGATGAGTTCTTTTCACGTTGGCAGTTTGACATTAGCTAGAATAGAGAACGTAGGTGAGCGGAATCAGGTGGCACAAAATATGGAAGGTATTGTCAGAGCTAGATTAACCTATCTTGTATCAGCAACCGGAGGAGGAGAAAGTTAATAAATGAGACGATTTGAAATTGTAGAACAGAGTGATGGCAATTGGAAAGCTAAGTTTAAATGTACTAGAAATAATATCTACAATGGAAAAGAAGCTATCGGTCAGACCCCGCTTAATGCAGTCTCGATATTAATGGATGATGTTAATATAGCTAGAATGGTTAGAGATACTATGTCTTCAATCAATAGGAATAATAGGTGTAGAAACCCCGAAAAAAGGCTATTAGATGCTGTTTTTAGGTCTAGAATAGAAGAAACTACTTAACTAGACTATTTAGTTAAATTGAGAAGTGACAGAAGGAGCTTACACTTTCGTAAGCTCCTTTTTTTGTACCTAATTTAAGGTTGATAATATTAGTTTTACATATATAATAAACTTCGATGGCAAGCAGTTCATTATCTCTCCTTTACTTGGTCCGTTGCCTCGCCAGCAACGTGTTACGGTAGGGACTTTGACTTATTAGGTTGAAGTCCCTACTTAATAAATGAAGGGGTTAATAAATGGATGGTATAACGGTAGTTGGCATCAATGAGATAGTAAGGAAAGTGCCTGGAGGTTTTCGGCTCTTTTCTAAAAGCAAGAACAAACCATTGGGGCCAGTGCGAAAGAGTAAGGCAGACGTTATTAAGAAAGACGAAAAACGTGTTCAGATGTTTAAGAGCATGAAGGGAGCTAAGCATTATTCACGTAGACAAGGTACTAAGATTAGTGCCGGTATACGTGTTAATCTTGTTAAATCCGGCGAGGATACTCTTATTAAGTCTATTACGTTTGATCGTGATCGTTTTAATACTGAAGAGGCTCAAGAGTATCTGAAACAGCATGGATTCCCCGTTAAGGAAGGCGACCAAACAGAGTCCGAAATTACTTTCGATGTAGCTGAAGATATTAAGATCGAGGAAGTTACATCTGTAAGTGATTATACTTTTGAAGAGATACACGATACTGTATGGGCTGCTGTTAAGGAAGCCTTCCCTTCTGATGATCCAAATGATGATTTTCCTAGGTACGTTATTCATAAGTTATGGTTAGATCGGGCAATACTACGACGAAGTTTTAATCATAACGAAAATGATCCAATGTATCTTTTTGTTCCATTCATGCTTGAAGTGTCTGATAACGTTTTCAAAGCTACATTAGGAACTCCCGTTACTGTACGGCCTGTATTTGTTCCGGTTGGTGAGGACCCTAGTAATGATAATATTATTTCAGCAGAGGGAACTATTTTAGATCAAGATACTTTTGAAGCGGCTGATGAAGATCAAGATAATTTAGATGATGACGATATGGTTACTGAGGGAAATAATAATTCATTGAAGGGCATTAAACCGGCGATTCCTATTAAGCCTCTTTATGAAGGATTCGACTCTGCTATGAAGGAGGCTGTTATTAACGAACAGCCTACTGAGTATATTGTTGAGAATGTAGCAGTGTTAGGTCCCGTTTCTCTTAATGGGAGACAATATCCGGTACAGGTTCAAGAGGCTGCTGTTACTAAGATCGAGGGCGTTCGTGCTTATGCTAATCATGCTAAAGAAGCTGAGTCGGGAGACCCTAGGACTGTTCAGGAGTTAATAGGTTATCATTCTGATGTTTATGTTAAAGAAAATATGACCTATTCGAATCTCCATTTAATAAAAGGTAAATCTATTGTAGAGGAGCATATCTTACCTACTATAAGGTCTAATCCGTCGATCATTGGTAACAGCATCGTTGCTAGTGGTCGTATTAAGAAAGAAGGAGGTATTGATGTAGTCGAAGAGATAGTAGCGGTTCGAAGCGTCGATATTGTTTCAGAGCCAGCTACTACGCATGGACTGTTTGAGCATAAGATTTGGGATAATGAACATAAAACCATCGACGATAACAATAAGAACGATAAGAAAGATAATAATAAAGGAGGTAATAAAGTAATGGATAGAATTCAGCTTTCGGAAGTTAAGAAAGATTCTGAACTTATGAAGTCTCTCCGTGATGAGTTCACTGAGGAATTCAAGAAGAATCAGGAATGGGCAGATATGCAAAATCAGGTCAAGACTCTTAAGGAAGAGAATGAGACTCTGAAGCAGACTGTTAAGGAGCGTGATATTGCTGAACAGGCACGTAAGGAGGAAGGTGAAATCGCCACACTTCTTAATGAATCGAAATTGCCTGATAGCTTTAAGAATGACGAAGACATTAAGTCGATGCTAAAGGGTAAAACTACGGAAGAGAAAAAGGCTGTTATTAAGAAGTTCGAAGAAGCGGCTCAAGCATCTGCTGACGCTGCTAAGAGTGATGGTGACAAGCCCGCTAGTACGCTTCGTGGTGATCTTAGTGAAGGCCAGAGAGATGGAAACGGACATAAGGAAATGACGGCTGAAGCTAAGGCTAATGCGATTCGTTCTCTTCGTAGCTAATCGAGTTATTAAGAAAGGAGGAAACTAAAAGTGGCGAGAACTGGAAGAGTTGTAGTTGAAAAAGTTCGCGAAAGACGTTGGCTAGCTACCGATGCATTAGATATTGATCCCGGTGATTTGTTAGTTCTTAAATCTGAACGTATGTCTCCAGCCGGTGTTGAGACTGATGCTGCAGGTGCTACAGCTAATGATCGTATTACTAACGTTCAAGATCAGGTAGCAGATATTTTTGCTGGTGTTGCTATTACCGGTCGTAGGTCTACCGATCCCGTTGATCAAGAAATCTTAGTTGCTACGGATTGTATTGCACAGATGGATTGTGATGCATTAGGTTCTGCGGCTGAGGTTGGTTCTCAGGTTGAAGTTAATGCAACTGATAACGGAAGCACTGCTACTGCGGATGATCAGAAGGTTATTCCTGGATCTACTAATCCAATTGGCACCGTTGCACGAAGGGCCGTTACGGGCGCAACTAATATGCTCGTGCATTTTGTTGGCCGTTATAATGCTTCGGCTCCTACGGCTGACTAATTAATTTTTAAGGAAGGAGGTTAAGTTAATAAAATGAGACGTGACGATATTCGAAGACTACAGGAAGAGTATGGACCGCGCCAGTTCGTGCAACTAGTTTGTGATGTACTTGAAGGTGACAAACTCCCTAACGGAACTGAACTTAAGATGAAAGATTCTGAGTTTAGTCTCCGTGCATTGTGGGAGGGCCTTGTCGGACCAGTTGAGGAAACACTTCCTAGTAAGCGAGCAAGTGCGCTTTATGTAGATATGCGTGAGGAAGTTAATACTAGCTCGTTTGTTGCAGTTACTAAGTTACTCCTCGCTAATCGAGTAATTGAAGGCTACAACATGCAACGCGGTATTGGTGATCAACTTGTTAGTACTATGAATAGTACTCGCAGGTTAGAGAATGTAGCCGGTTTTACTAGCGTAGCTGGTTTGCTGGAAGTTAAGGAATCGGAAGCTTATCTCGATAGCGGAATTGAGGACAAGTACGTAACGACCGAAGCTATCAAAAAGGGACGTATCATTAGCATCTCTGAAGAAGCTATCATGGAAGATCAGACCGGCCAGTTACTTGTTCGCGCTCAGCGTATTGGTGAAGCAGCAGCACAAGAGCGAGAAAAAACTATTATCCACGGGGTAATTGATCTTAACTCTAATGTGTACCGTCCTAGCGGTGTTCCTACGGCTCTTTACTCCGGCGATACTGGACATAAGAACTTAATTGGAGATGGTACTAGTCCGGCTGGATGGACCACTGCTATTGCACTTGAAGACTGGACTGACCTTCAGGAAGTTCTTCAGTATCATGCTGAGGAAGTTAGCACTGATAGGCAAATTGGAGACAATGAACCTATTTTGTGGAATCCTAATATCTTACTAGTGCCTCCGGCATTGGAAGGTACTGGTATGCGGATTGTTAATGCTACCACTGTTGAGTCTACTGCGACTAATCAGAGGACTGTATTTAATAACCCGATGGCTCGTAGATTTACGGTTCTTAGTTCTCCTTACATTCCGCGCTCTGGTATTACTGGAGCGGATGCGGACTGGTATCTTGGAGAATTTAGCCGTCAATTCTTCTGGCAGGAAATTTGGCCTATTCAGGTTTTCAGGCAGGATGCTAATTCCGAGTCTGCGTTCGCTGCTGACCTAGTTGCTAGGTTTAAGGTGCGCTACCTTGGCGGCATCTTCTCTGCTGACCATAGGCTCGTTATGAAGGTCAAAGGCTCCTAAGCTCACTTGATCTTATTAATTAGTAAGGGGAGCCATCGTGCTCCCCTTACTTTAAGATAAGGAGCTAATAATGTCTTATACCTATAATGAAGCGGTATCATCCGATAAGGATAAGGTACGGCTCTTAATTCCTGACCGTCCTGATAATCAATATAATCCTCCTGCTATTTTTCAAGATGAAGAATTAGTCGGTCTTGTTAATATGTTTGGTTCTGTTATGAGGGCCGCTGCTGAAGCTTGTGATATTATCGGCACTCGTGAAGCACCGGATGCAATAAGATTTAGATTAGCAACTGAATTATCAATTGATGCTCAAAAAGTTCCTGAGTATTTTAAGAATCGTGCAAGTATGCTCAGGGAACAGGCAGATAAGATTGATGAAGGTCCGTTCGAGTCTATTGACTATATGGAGTATGATATACTTCATAATGCTCATGATGATTCTCATTATTGGGATGATTTAGATTGCTAAGAAGAAGGAGAAGAAAAATGAAAAGTTTGTTAATTACTATTTTTGTGTTTATTAGTTTTTCATTTGTTAGTGGTACTTCTTTAAAAGAATTGAAGAAGGAGGTCGATGAGCTTCAAGCTATTACTGAGTCTGTTGTAGAAGCTTCTGGCCCTATTTATAAACTAGTAAAACTTAATTGTGATGTTAGTGGTGAAAAAGAGTTTGTTCATGCTACAGTGCCTACGTGGTATGATATTAGCGGATACTGTAATCAATTATATAGAGATATTTTTAATACTGGTGATACTGAAGCAGACGATATTGGCGAAGAGAACGAGTAATGAACTTTGATCGAATATTATCTCCTGAACGCTTAGGTAGGATACGAGAGAAATCTCGTCTTCTTATGGAGCATGATAGCTTGAGACTTTATAACTACATTTACAGGAGGTATGTTAGTAATTCGTTTGATCCATTGGCGGGCACTGCTTCTAATACGTGGGTTGAGATTCCTATTGATGCTGTTCGAGGAACGTTCACTGCGGAAGAAAAGTTAGTAGGTCAGGAAACTCAAACCACAAGAGTAGGTGCTAAATTAGCGGTCGGTGATTATTGGTTGATGTTTGATCCGAAGAGATTAAACTTTCAACTTAATCCTAATGATAGAGTCCTAGAGGAAATAACATCGCATGGCACTATTACTATAAGTTCAGGCAGTGCTAATGTTTTAGGCTTAGCAACACAATTCATTGAGGATGGTGTCTTAGGTGGAGATATATTAAGAATTGACTCTACCGATTACTCTATTAAAACTGTGTCAGCCGACAATGGCAATGCTGCCCTAGTGCTAACAACTAATGTAGCCAGCAACATAGATGCTAAGAGTTTTGTGATCTATAGGGAATATGAAATAGTTGATCGCCTTGTAGATCCTATCGAAGCGTCGGCTCGAATTAGCATAAGGAGAGCAGGTGTCTAAGATGGAACAAATAGAACAGAAGAGAAAGGAAGAATTACTAAAGAGTGTTGCAGAAGTTGAAACCTTAAGAAGAAATAATAAGTTTCTTACGTGGGCCATAGGTGGCTTCGGTTTAGTACTTTCAATAGGATTGACTTTTTATCTTAATATGATGGCTGATGCGGTAGCTGTTATTGGAAGGGATGTAAGTTCAATTCGAGTTAATATTGCTGATCTAAAAAGCAGTCAATTTAATAGAGCTGAAATAAATGAAATTTGTGATGCTAGGATTAGAGAATTAACATTAACCGCTGAGCAGATACAATTATTATTAGATGGGTATACTTCAACATTGTCTAAAGATATACAAAATGTTGCGGTTAGGTTTGAACGTGAAATAGATATTCTTAGCGAGGAAATAGATACGCATCATGGCAACTGATAAAGTATCAATGTTATGGAATACAACGCAGTTCAATAGGGCTGTTAATGTATTCATAGTTGCTACGAGAGCGGATGTTCCTACGGCAATTAATAAGATAGCATTGGACTTATTGCGTCGAATTGTTCGACGTATGCCCGTTAAGACTGGAAGAGCAAGAGCAGGATGGAAAGCTAGTGGTAAGGAATTAGGTTTAAGTATTCCGATAACACAGGAAAGTAAAAGAGAAGATTCTGAACATCATATTATTACTAATTTAGATAAGTATATTGTCAGAATGCAAAATAATGTTGAATATGTAAGGTTTCTAGAGTTTGGTAGCAGTGCAAGATCGCCTTTAGGTATGGTGCGAATTAGCATGGCAGAGATACGACAGAATAAGGCATTAACTGCTTCATTAAGAAAGTCATTAACTAAAGGATGGAAAAAGGCCAGTCAGCAAACTAGGTTTAGAAGACAAAGAGAAGCGTTGAGGAAGGTACTATAAAGTGGCTATTCAGCATGAACAGAGAATGGAGAACGTTCGAGGTTCATTGTTTGCATACTTGAATAATAACTATTCATTAACTGCAATTCAGTGGACCCGTATACCATTTGAAGAGAAGAATAATGATGCGTGGATAACACCAACTTTATTAGTTCGTAATAGACAGTTTGCTAGACAAATGGGACCTAATAGAATAGGTGCGATAGTTTCGTATTGGTTGAACATTAATATTAATGCTAAGAAAGTAGCTGCTGAAGGAAGCAATCCATACATAATAACTGAAATTAGAGATGTATTACATGAATTGTTTAAAGAGACTACAGAGATACCTATTGTAGATACTACGGCTGGGGGTGGAGGGAATCAAATAGGTAAATTTGTTTGCTTTGATTTAGATGAACGTAACTTAGGTGAAGATGAAAATAAGAGTTTATATCTTTATAACTTCACTGTTGATGGATTCTATGAGGAAAAATTTGAGCCACCTGGAACTGTATCACTTCCTAGTTAAACAACATGGCTGCAAAGAAAAAACATAGTAATACTTGTTTTAAGCACTGTCAGCACGATGATTTATGTGCTGAAAATGCACACCTTAAAAGGGTGATTTCTGAGCAAGAGATTGTTATTAAAAAACTAAGTACTCAAAAAAGATTAGCTGTTGAGGTTCTCCTAAAGAAACTAGAGGAGATAGATACTTAATAATTATCTTAAGGAAAGATTTGAAATGGAAGAACGTGAAGACTTAACTCCTAGAGAACATGAACAGATAGAGCGTATAAGAGTAACGTTGAATGATAAGTACGCCGAAAGTATTTTACCGGCGGCTGTTCAGCTAAGACAACTTTATGAAGCTCTTGTGGAGGAAGGATTTACTGAAGAACAATCGTTTGACTTAACTAAGGTCATTGCATCCAGAGGATTGTAATGTCTATTTACTACGGAAAAAATGGAATATTAAGACTCTTCGATAGTACGAAGGGACGTGATCTTAGTCAGAGTGGACCTAAGGAAGTTCATATTTCTGAATTTAATGTGTCTCACTCTGACATAACAGCAGCTATGTTAAGTGCTAGTGGGAGTACTCAAGCTGTACTCGAAGATGTTAATGATTATGTTTATGTTGGTCAGATTTTTAAGTTTTCAAAAATTACTATTGATCTAGATTCATTTGCTAGTGCTGATGGTGGGGCATTAATTTGTGAGTACTGGAATGGAAGTTCTTGGGTTGCTGTTAGTAATTTATTAGATGGAACCGCATCTGGTGGAAATACTATGCAACAAGATGGAACTATCGAATTCGATGTTCCTAGCAATTGGGCAAAGAATGATCCACCGACTACAGGTACTACGCTTTATTATGTTAGATTTAGAACTACAAATACTGTAGCTACCGATCCAGTTGCTGAATTGATAGAACCTAGTAGCGGTCAATATTTTGAAGTTATCTTTTGTCAAATGGACCTTAATGCGCCGGAAGGTAGAGGTCGTCCTGAAGAACTTCCTAGGATGAATAGAGGTTCCTTAGATGATAATTTAAGTTACATTCAAGGTCTTGATGATCCTATTTTGGAACCATCCGCTATAACGTGGTCATGTTTAATTGATTCAGTAACTAATCGAAGTGCTCTTAGAGAAGCATTGTTATGTGGTAATCCTAACAATGCTGCAACAGATGGAACGTGGGTAAAAACAGGAATTAGTACTAAAACTGATTCTCAAATGAAAGCCGGTTTGTCTGGTAACTTAGTAAGTGCTCCTGCATTTACTGACCCAGATAAGAAAACAATCGCAGTGCAAATGAGGTGGGATATATTCCCTGATACTCCTGCAAATAGGGTGTTTAGAGAATATAACGAAGTACTATTTCTGGAGTCTGATCTACAATTAGTAGAGGCTGCGGATGGAATAACTATGAATATTACAGGACAGATTTATGGTTCAGTTAGAACAGATTTAACTAGGTTTGGATATAGGTTATAAGGAAGGAGGAGTTAATAAGTGGCTATTTATTATGGTAAAAATGGAGAACTACGCTTGTATGATGGAACGGGTACTCCTAATTATGTAGTTGTTCTGTTCTCAAATATGGATATTAATGTTCCGGAAGGCTCTGGGAGACCGGAGGAAATTCCGCGAATGAACCGTGGACAATTGGATGATAATTTAAGTTACATTCAAGGTCTTGATGATCCTATTTTGGAGCCTACTACTCTTACTATGAGCTTTATGCTCGACAGTGGAGTTAAGGATTTAATTCATGAGTTCATTGGTATTAGGTTTGCAGCCGGTCAGCAAGCTACGTGGGAGGCTGGTAGCGTTCCTACTGCGTTGACTACTACTAAAGGAACTAGTACCGGACGTAAGGCTGGTTTGTCTGGTAACTTAGTAACTCTTCCAACGTTTACCGATCCGGTTAAGGTTTGTGTTGATGTTGAGGTACTATGGTCTATTTTCGGGGGTGGACAAGCTGATGGACGTAAGATTACTGAAGTCTATTTTCCTCCAGGTGATCAATCTGTAGTTGAAGCTGCGGATAGTGTTACTATTAACTTATCTGGTCAGGTTTATGGAAACGTTACGGCAATTACATCATTCACCACGCCTGGTACAGAATTGACGGCTTCTTAAGGTGATTTTATGAAAGAAGAAACTAAGAAGAAAGCTAAAGAACAATCAAAAGGTGCTGCGATAGGTGGGGTTATTGTTTCGTTGGTGGTTGTACTTTTTAACTTTATGCCTGAGGCTCAAGAAGAAGTTACTAAAAAAGCTGTTGTGCCACTTGTTAAAGCGTATTGTCAGGCTCAATCGCATGAGCGTCAGGTATGGGATGAAACATTTATGACAGACTATGGCAGCATGGTTATTAATTGTAAGGAGGAGGAAAATTAAAAAATGTTGCTAAAGAGACAATATTATGGTGAGAAGCTTGCTCCTCTAAAAGAAGCTAGAGCTAAGAAAGAGCAAGACTTAGTTAATAAAGGAAAGAATCCTAAGGAAGCTCATGATTATGTATTAGATATCATGCCGCATACTCCTGAGATGGTTAAGGGGGTTGAAGCAAAACGTGTTCCTGAAGTTCAAGAGCTTAGTCCAAAATATATTCATAGAGGTGTAGCTGAGGGTTGGCTTTCCATGGCAGATGGTAAGGTAATTCTTAAGACACTTAATAAAGGAGATATTGAGTTTATTATTGCTCGCACTCCTGGTTATTATTGCTGCTATTGCGGAGTTGAAATTGTTGATGGTGGGACACGTGTTCAGGGAGATAAGACAGTAGGTATGATTCATGTTGAAGAGAATCACTCTGGAGAAGGTTCTCCTGATATAACTAATCCGCATGGATATACGAAGATTAATTCGTATACTCTTGTTAATCAGGGGGAAGCATTTGGTGAACCCGCAACTAAGGAAGAAGCAAAATCCTATGCTTTTGAACTGAGACGGAGAAAGCTTGCTAACGTAGCTCCTCAGGACTGGACTAATGTTAAGGAAGGAGGGGCAGACTAATGGGTAACTTTGTTTATAATATTGCAAAAGGTAGAGCAGCCGAACTTTATAATAGGGTTGATACGAATGACCCTGCAAATTCAATTCTTATTGTTTATGCAATCGTAACAACGGCGGGAGACGCGACCTTAATTGACTTAGATGATATTGGTGCTGTTTTTGGTGATGCTAATACGGCTGAAGCTACTAACACTGGATATTCATTTAAATCATTAACTGATTCTGATATTGTTGCGTTCTCTCCAGATGATGCTAATGATCGAGTTGATCTTGATATTCCTGATCAAACTTGGACTTCTGTTTCGGCTGGTGATAACTGGACTGATTTAGTTATTGCTTATGATAATGATTCTGGCGCGGGAACGGACGCTAATATTGTACCGTTAACGCAACATGATTTTTCGGTGACACCCGATGGCTCTGATATTACAGCGCAAATTGATGCAGCGGGATTCTTTAGAGCTAGTTAATAAGAAAAATACTTTCTTGTTCAACTTGAGAGGGCTAGCTCGAAGTGTTTCTTATTTACGAGCTAGCCTTTTCTATTTTTAGGAACTTATTATGGCTTTGAATGATAAGAAAAAAGTACAAACTATGGTTAATGTGGCTGCTGAACAAATCCAAATCATACGTTCAGCTATTAATACGTTAAAAACAGTTAGAACAGCATTCCAGACTCATAATCCAGATGTAACTGGTACTGTTTTAGAAGGCAATGTATCTACGCTTAATAGTTCGTTAAACTCTTTAGATACTGAGTCGTTGTCGGGAGTTTGGGATACGTTAATAAATGGTGTTGTCGAAAGCCATAGAAATAAGGCTTTAGAATAGTAAGGAAACATAATAATGGCGTCTGGAGATAGATTAGCTTTATTTACACCTAAGGAACTGGAACCTTTATCAGCTAATACCGCCGCATTTGCGCTAAGGAATCAGCATCCGGTATTGGAGTTTGATGATACCACTCAGGAACATATTGTTTTCTTCGATGTTATGCCTGATAACTATGGAGGTGGAGGCTTAACAGTTACTATTGGGTGGTCTGCTGCTGATACTACTGTCGGTCCTAATGATGTTAGATGGGATGTAGCGTTTGAACGTTTAGCTGATGATGCTCAGGATATGGATTCAGATGGTTTTGCTGCGGCGAATTCTGTTACTGATACTGAAGCTAGTGCTTCTGGTGAATTAAGTTATGCAGACATAACCTTTACTGATGGAGTGGATATGGATTCCATTGTTGCAGGAGATGCCTTCCGTATAAAGATTAGTAGAGATCCAAGCCATGCCGATGATGATTTGACTGGAGATGCCCAAATTCGTTTCGTGAAGATCGAAGAGACTTAAACCGTAAAAGGCTGTTGAAATGGCACGTGGTGATTTTGGAAGTGGTGAATATCTTCGTCGCACTCCGCCGGGCAGCTTTGACGGGTCGGAGCCGTTTACGATGGCGATGTGGGCATACGTGGATGATATCACGAGTTATCATCCATGCATGTCCTTAACGGTCAGTGGAAATAATAATAAGTCTCATACGGTTGACTTGTCCGGTGACCTAGGCGGCGATCCGTGTCGGGCATTTACCTCCGTAAACGTTTTTGGTAACGGCATCGCTTCGTCCTCTTCGGGCTACAGCGCTAACACTTGGCACCATGTATGCGGCAAGTTCATTGCGAGTAATGATCGAGCAGTGCTTCTTGATGGGGGAAACAAAGGTACAAATACTGGAAATATCTCTGTTGGCAATTGCGATGAGCTTAGCATCGCGACTACGCGATGGGCCGGTACGACCTACACAAACGATACGGGTCGGTTTGCGGAGTTCGGGCTTTGGGATGTAGCATTAACGGATGAAGAAATTGCGATGTTGGCAAACGGGTTCAGCCCGTTGCTTGTACGTCCAGAAAGTTTGATTTCTTATCTTCCAGGTTTAAGTGGGTCTGGGAACGAACGCGATTTTATTGACGGTGGATTATGGACTCTTACTGGTACTGTAGGTCAAGTTGATCATCCACCTATATATAAACCTGGATCAAGTAAAACTACTATACCTGGATCAACGGCTATTAATAAGTCCGTTGCTCTTGTGTCAGAAACTGATCTTGCTCAGGTTATAAATAAGCTAAAACAGAAGTCTATAAATCAAACTACGGAAACTGATATTTCTCAAGCTATTAGTAATCCAAAAGTTATAACTGCGGAAACTGACACGTCTCAAGCAATAGTTATCAATCCAATTCATAAGTTAGTAAATACTGTTACGGAAACTGATTTAGCTCAAGCATTAGTTTCTACTAAGTTTAAGTTATTAACTCAAGTTAATGAAACTGATATTTCTCAAGCTATTAGTAATCCAAAAGTTATAACTGTTGTTCAGACTGGTACGACTAGTCTTGCGCAAGTTATAAATAGGTTAAAGCAGAAGGCTTTAGTTATTTCTACTGAAACTAACTACGGAAACTGACACGTCTCAAGCAATAGTTATCAATCCAATTCATAAGTTAGTAAATACTGTTACGGAAACTGATTTAGCTCAAGCATTAGTTTCTACTAAGTTTAAGTTATTAACTCAAGTTAATGAAACTGATATTTCACAGACAGTAGTATTCTTTAAAACTAAGATATTATCTAGTGCATCGGAAACAGATTTATCTCAGGCTCTTAACAATGTGAAGACGAAGAATATTTCACAAGCTTTAGAAACTAACATTGCACAGATATTAACTGTTAATCCAATTCATAGATTGATTACTAGAGCTAATGAATTAGATACATCTCAACCTTTAAGCAGTTTGAAAGTTAAGGAATTGGTGCAAGCTTTGGAAACTGACCTTGCTCAGAATGTATCTGAGAATCCTATTAGTAGATTAGTAAATATAGCTACGGAGACTGATTTAGCTAGGATTATATCATTGCCTGATACAATTACTGAGACAGTCTTTCAAGTAACTGAAACTGATATTTCTCAATCATTAGGTAAGTTAAAAAATAAGGATGTATCACAAGCTAACGAGAGTGAAGTATCACAAGTAATCGGAAATCTAAAAAGTCGCACCACTGGTATAGCAATTGAAGTTAATAATTCAAGAGCTATAAATGCTATAAAGACTAGACTACTAAATCAGATATTAGAAACAGATTCATCAAGAGTTATTAGCAAATCAAAGGTTTCTTCTTTACTTAAATCTTTGGAAACTGATACATCTATTTCTATTAGTGGAGAAAAGACTGAACAATTAACTATAGCTTCGGAAACTGATTTATCTAGAGATATTAATATACCTGCTGAATTAACTGTTGCTCAGGTTCTAGAGACTGATCTAGCTCAGTTAATTAAAGAAAGTCCTATTAGTAGGTTAGTAAGTACAGCTACGGAAACTGATCAATCAATATTAATAACTCCAGAACGCTTATATGCATTAGGGTTGGCATCGGAAACTGACTTAGCTAGAACTATTAATAAGTTGAAAGCTTCTGTTCTTGGATTGTCTACTGAAATAGATGTTTCGAGAACATTAACTTCTAGTCATAGTAAAAGTATACAGATTGCGTCTGAATCTGATCTTGCTAGACTAATTGAAAGATCAAAACAAAAAGATTTAGTCAAGGTTATAGAATCAAACTTGGCTCAGGATATTTCTAATCCTATTAGTAGGCTTGTCAATAATGCTATAGAAATTGACACGGCTCAGGATATTGATAATCCTATTAGTAGATTAGTTAGTATTGTTTCAGAGACAGACGCAGCGTTATCTGTTACTGTTATCTCTGGAATACTTAGTGTTGGGATAGCTTTTGAAACTGATTCTGCGCTCCCTATAACAGCAGCTTTTCAGATTGTTCCGGTTAATCCTAACGATTTTATATTAGTTGGTGATAGAGCATCAATTAAGTTAATAAGAGATAGTGATAGTATTAAGCAGGGTGGAGTAACTACGAAGATAATTCGTGATAAGTTTACGAAACTCATAGACTAAGGAAAATTGATATGACTACTGTTAATCAAGTCTTTCGTATTATTAAGGGGTCTCGTGGACCTGCTCTTAAAATACAAGTATCGAAAGATATTAGCTCTGCTACATCTAAAGTTTTTACTATGGTGTCTGTCAAAGATGGTACTATTAAAGTTAGTCAGAAAGCGGCTGCGTTTATTACCGATGGAACTGATGGAGGTATTCAATATAGTTGGGCCGCTGATGATGTAGATACCGTGGGTGATTATTATGGTTGGTTTGAGATAACCTTAAATAGTAAAATTGAAAAGTATCCTACCGATGGATGGTTAGCTGTTAAGGTTATTGACCCTAGTTAAGAAAGGAGGTGTGATGCCATAGAAAATAATAAATGGTATTTTGATGTTGGTTACTAAATATTAACTTTAGCTAAAAGGAGTTTAACAATGTCTGATACGGTAGAAAACCGCAATGATGATACTATGGAGTTGGCAAAGGTAGTTCGGGAAACAGGAGCAGGTAAGCATGAAAAGGTAAGAACTCTTACTAGTTTGAAAGCTGGTGAACAACCGTTCGCCGCGTGGGGTTACTGTGATCTTAAAGTTTCGACTATCGAAAATGATGAGATGGAAGAGTATATAGTTCGTGTACCTATTAAGAGCACTGGTATCACAGAGCTTATGGAAACTATCAGCAATGAAGCGGTTGTTAATCCTCCAACTACTCTTCGTACTATTAAGAAGAATAGTCCTGAAGGTCAGGCTTTGGGATATAAGCATGATGTTGTAGTTAGATATATTGACGAAGCCGATGAAGGATATCTTAAGATGCGTGAACAGCAGAACCAGCAAGCTGGCTGGAAGATTATCCTTCATGGACTTAATATGAATCTAGAAGATACTGATGGTACTTTGCTTGTTAAGAGCAATGGCATTAATGAACCTACTCAGGTTTATAATGCTGCTCGTGCTATCGAAGTTCTTAAGCAGTCGGGTATGTCTCCTGATCATCTTAAGGAATTGAATAAAGCTATTACTAATTTGACGAAACTTCAGAAGGAAAATGAAGATTCGGAATAATGATCGCCCTAGGGTTCCCCGATGAACTCTATGAAAAGGTCTTTAATGACCCTAGGGCAAGCGTAAATCCTGATCCTTATAAAGTAATGACTCCATTATCTTATGATATGAGTCTGTGTAAGGATATAGGACTATCGCTGGATTACTTTCATAGTTTACCAAGACTTGAACAACGCGCATGGCGTCTATGGTTCATTCTTGAAAACGAAAAACAAAAGAGAGCAGAAGAAGAAGCTAAGAAAAAAGCGGCTATGGAGGCAGCTAATAAACAGCCTCAACAGACTGTTAAACACGCTGCACCTAGGCGTCTAAGGGGATAGTAATATGGGAGAGCAGTTATCACTATTTGCTGATGTTGGTGCTGATATCTCTGCGTTTCGTAGAGCTATGTCGGTTATTCCAACAGTAGTAAAGGAAGCAACTAAGCGTGCTATGCGAGCTCTTGATAGGATGAGTAAGTCGCTTGATTCGATAGGTAAAAGCTTATCGTTGAAGGTAACTGCTCCTCTTACTATCTTAGGTGGGCTAGCAATTAGAACGTTTACTAACTTTCAAAGAGAACTTAACTTCGTTCGAGGTGTATTGTTAGCTACAGCAGACGATATTGCTGTAACGGAAGGGCATGTAGCAGAACTTAAAGACACTATTGCTGAATTAGGTTTAACAACTCGATTTACTGCTAGAGAAGTTTCACAAGGTGCTAAGTTCTTAGCTATTGCTGGTAATCAGGCATTAGAAATTGTTGAAGCTCTGCCCGGAACATTAAGATTAGCTACGGCTGCTCAGTTAGACTTAGCTAGTTCGGCTGATATTGTAACTAATGTTATGGCTGGTTTCGGTAAAGAAGGCGACGAGCTTAACGATTCTATTGATGTTATGGTCGCTGGTTTTACTGGAGCTAATATTAGTCTGACTGACTTGGGACAATCATTTAAGTTTGTTGGTCCACAAGCACGTTCGGCTGGTATTGATTTCGAAGAAGTCGTTTCAGTTTTAGGTGCATTAGGTAACGCTGGTATTCAGGGAGGTCAGGCCGGTAGAATTCTAAGACAAGTATTATTAAGGCTAGCTCGTGCGGCTGGTGATTTAGGTAATAAGTCTAATGACGCTACTAAATCTTTACAGCAGTTCGGTTTGGAGAGTGTAGTAGCTGAGGGGAGGATTAGTAGTTTAGCTGATGTTATAAGACAGATTGAACAATTCGACTTAGGTTCTACCGCTGCTATTAGCGCACTTGCTAACTTATTTGGTACACGGCAAGTATCAGCTATTCAGGCATTGGCATTACAAGGTGCTGATAGTATTCAGGAGATGACAGACAAACTTCTCGAAATAGGAGAAGTTGCTCAGAAGATTGAATCAATTCAGATGGAAGGTCTACAAGGTAGACTAGTTGAGTTACAGTCTGCTTGGACTGAATTAAATAGACGTATTGTCGAAGCTAATGAGGAGGGTCTAAATAAGATATCTGTGACCTTAACTAAGGTAATAAGAATGATCGGTAACTTCAATGAAACGGCATTGCAGACTATAGGAATTACCGGATCATTAGCCGCTGCGCTTGGTCCTGTATTGATAGGTGTATCTCAATTAGTAATTGGAATTAAGCTTGTGGCTCCTGCTCTTAGTATTATGGGAACGGTGCTTGCTGGTATTGTTCCTATTCTAGCTACTGTTGGGGCAGGTTGGATAGCATTAGAACTTATTCAGAGAAATTCCGTTGAAGGACAATTGGAGAGCTTAAATGAACTTAATAATGAAGCTAGTAGAGTTGCGGATGAGATAAATCAGAGATTTAGGGAATTAGAAGAAGAAGCTGCTTCATTTGATTTTGCAGGTGGAGGTTCGACTCTTCCTGATAAGAGACTTAGAGATTTAAGAAGACAACTTCAAGTTATTAGACAGAGAAGACGTGAATTAGAACAAGAGCTTGCTAATAATCCTGAAGTTAAGAGAATACGTGCTTTAAGAGAACAGCAAGAGAAACTTAATAGGGCAGCAAAGGAAACCGAAGAACTTGTTAAGAAAAATGAAGAGGCTATAGAAAAATTAGGTTTATCTGGAGTACAGAATTTAGAAGATATTAATGATCAGGTTGAAGCTCTTATTGATAACTTAAGAAGTCAAGCTACGAATTTTCAAGCTCAATTGTTAGAGGCAACTGAAGGAAGTAGAGCAGCACTTATATTTAAACTAAATCAGGATATTGCTAAATTAACTGAGGAGTTAACTGAAGCATTCGCAGAACAAGGTGAGATAACAGAATTCGCGCAAGGTAGAATTGATGCTTTTACTATTTCACTTAATAAGGAACGTGACGCTGTAATAGCTGCGTTCGATGCTCTTGAAAAAAGGAATAGAGAACTAGAGCGGAGTGCTGAATTACTTGAGAAAGCCACTGCGGCTCAGGAAGCTCGTGATGAGGCTGCTATAAAAGCGGCTGAAGCTGTAGCAGATATTAATGAAAAGCAGAAGGACTTACAAAAAGAAATTGAGAATATATTAATAAGAAGAAGCATGCTGCAAAAAGGAGCTACTGAAGATGAAATAGATCAAGCTCTACAAATTAAGAAAATAAATGAAGAAGCTAGAGAGGAAATTGCGGAGCTTAACTTAACTCTAGAACGTACTGGCGCAGCCGCACCGGCAATGACTGAAAAAGTTAAGAAAGCAATCGCTAATATTGAGTTTATTAGGGATCATCAAGTACAGCAGGTTAAAAATAAGTTTAGTGATATGTCCAAGTTCATTCAGGAAGTTGGCGAACAGATGGCTCGTAATATTCAAAACACTGTTGCTGATGTTCTATTTAATACGTTAACTGGACAATTTACTAGCTTTGAAGATTTCATAAGGGGTTGGGGCCATAGCGTTGTCAGAATCATCTCTGATATGGCTGCAAGACTTCTTATTGAGTTAATAGGTATCGAAACTTTCTTTGAACATTTAAAAACTATTATTCGACAGTCAACTTCTATAGGAGATTTCTTCGATAGGTTTATTGATTTAGTACTAGGAAACGTAACTCCTAGTGCAACACAACAGCAAACACAACAACCTACTGTTGGACAAGGAACTGTATTAGCTCCTACTACTCCTGGTATTCCTAACATTCCTGGAGGTGCCGGTGCAGGAGCCGGTTCTGCTGCTGTTCAGTGTTGTCAACAAACTCAACAAGTAATTCAGCAAACTATAGGACAACAAACAGCGCAGCAAGGTTCTATATGGGACCGAATAACTGATTCTATTGGAGGTTGGTTTAGTGACTTATTTACTAATATCAAAAGTGCGTGGGATAGTGCGGTAAGTGCTATCTCTGGATTCTTTCAAAATCAAACTCAAATATTAGGTCGTGGTATTAATAGTGTTGTTCAGGGAATTCAAAACTTAACTAGTTTAGGACTAGCTCAGTTAGACTTTCAAAAGCAGCAAGCTAACTTTAATAAGATACAGGGAGTATTAGGAGCTGCGCAAAGTGCTTCAAGTTCTGCTGCTATAGCAGGTTCTTTATTAAAAAAGCCGAAAGCTGCTAAGGGAGGTGTTAGTACTAGACCAACATTAATAAGTGAAAATTTCCAAACTGAAGCGGCTGTTCCTTTGCCTGATAACAGGAGCATTCCAGTTACATTTACTAATCCTAATATGTTTAGAGATAGAAGTCAGCCTACTGTAATTGAACTAACAGTTATCAATAGAATTGATAGGCAGACATTATTCGAGGATGAGGATGATCGTATGACGCGGATTGTAGCTAAGGGTTTCCGTGATGATACTATCATAAGAAGAGAAGTTAGAAGGGAGATGGAATCATGATAGGTTGGGTTCCTACTATTACAATTCCTCCTCGTTTAATTCCTCAATCATTAACTTTAAGAGATGATATGGGAGGAGCTTTTAAAAAGCATAGACGAGTTAGGGAAAGAGACGTTGCTAGGTTCTTGTTTGATTTCGAAAGAGATAATAAGGAAGAGATGGAAGATGCTTTATATTTCTTTCGATTGCATCAAGGGGATACAGTATTTTGGTTTGATGGCGGCCAGTTTGGTCGTATGTCTAGCAAACAACCATTTGGTATAGGGGATGGAACTAGAACACAGTGGTTATTACCAAACCGAAACATAATAAAGCCTACACTTATTGTTTATGAAGATGGGAATATACAAGGTGGATGGACTTTAGTAGAATCGACTGGATCATTAACTTTTGATGCGGCTCCAGGCGCGGATGTAGTTTTAGAAGCTGAATATTGGATGGAGTTTCCTGTAGTTATTGCTCATGAAGGAGAAGCTATGTTTGAAATAGCTGATCAATTTAAAAGCTACAGTGAAAGTGGTATTATTTTAGAAGAAACTCCTCAGGTGTAACATGGCACGTACTTTAGATGCTGACTATATTGATAAACTTAATAGAACATGGGCTGGAGGTGTCTTTATTAAGACTGTTAGAATAACAATTGATCCCGATATTCCGACTTATGAATATTGGGCTGATGTTGAGGATTCCTTTTCATTTAATGGAAATACATATGATCCAGTTCGTATGGCATGGGGAAAAGTTAAGTTAACAAATACAATGTCACTTCCTAGCGCGACAGTCACAATATCTAATATTGGAGGTGTTGCAGAAGATTATATTGAGGAACTAGATATTACTGAGAATGAAATACTTCTTCAATTATTGCATAAGGATTTATTAGCTACACTTACTAACTTTTGGTCTATGAAATATAAGATCAAAGGAATAAGAGCTAATAGACAAGTAGCTTCTGTAACAGTCACTAAAGACATTGGAGTACGAGATAAGTTACCTAAGCAGGTAGCACTTGTTAAGAATTTACCTGGAATAGTAAAATCCGGTATAAGGATATTCTAATGGTTATAACTGATGAACTTAAGAAAGAAATCATTGCATACATGGAGTCAATGCGTGGTAAACCTCATAGTGAGTTTGACTGCTATGGTGCTGTACGTGATTTATTTGTGCGGTTTGGCTTTCCGTCTGCTAAGTCGTCTTTTGGTAACATTAAAAGACGGTATGTCAAGAATGTAAAACCTGATATAGATGCGGGTCGTGATCATCCTAGATTCTTAGATGTTAATATGTATAGATATAGGTATGGTTATGGACCTAAGTTTCATCTTGCAATTGTTATTCAAGGAACTAAGATTTATCAAAGTGATTTGCATACAGGTATTGCTATTGGCGACGATGCGCTAATCGAGCAATTTAAGATTCGTGTGTTCAGACATAGGTGGATAGAAGAATGTTATTAAGAGTTCATACACCCGATGGCGACGTTGAACGCCACTCATTTAATAATAACGGCAAGTCCTTAGGTGATATGTTCGGTGAGCAAGCCAATGGTATTATTAAGGTACTTGTAAATGGTGATCCGTTAGATGATTGGAAACCTTTTGTTCCTACTAAGAATGATAAGATTGATTTATTTGTAGAAGCTAAGGTTATCTTTGCTATTATTTCTGTGGTGTTGTCTCTTGTTATGGCTATTATTAGCCTGACAATGCAACCTACTCCTAATACACCAAATCTTAATAATAGAAAAGAAGTTCATGGTATTGCCGGACTTGAGAACACTACTCAAGAAGGCACTCCTTTATTTACACATTGGGGTACACGAAGAATTTTTGGATTAGTAATAGGTTCAGATATTAAGACTAAACCTGAAGGCGATGGTATGGTCGCTGATATGCTGTATTTTATGGGGAATACAGGAGGTGATGGTTACGAATCTATTACTGACATTCAGATTAACAATAAAGACTTAAGTAACTTTGAAGGAGTTACTACTGAAGTAAGATTAGGTGCGGGAGCAAATACCTTAATCCCTGGGTTCGATGAAGTTAAGAATGCTTTTCATGATAATCGTTCCATACCTGAACCTGAGGACCCTGCTACTGAAGGTACTCCAATAATCTATACTACGCAAAGTAGTTCTGTTGATAGAGTTAGGTTAGTATTTGGTTGGCCTACAGGTATCTTTAGAAATAAGGGTGATGGTGGCCGCGCCGCTGCGAAATATGAATATAAGATTGAGCATAAGCCTAACGGTGGAGGTAGTTGGGTAACTGCTGAAGCTAACTTAACTATTAAAAAGAAAAGCCAAGCTGCGTTTTATTTTACTTATGAACTTGATCTTCCTAATACTGATAAATGGGATATTAGAATCACTGCTCTTAATGATCGTTCCACTGCTGTAGGAGATGCTGTTCTTTATAATGTTATTGAAATACAGTTTCGTACAGAAACTTATGATAACTTTGCACTTTTGGCAGTTAAGAACATTCCAGGTGATCAAGTTAGAAGCTTACAAAACCTACGTGTTAGTGCTTTATCCCAAGGTAAACATGCTAATGTTTGGAATGGTGCCAGTGAAACGCTGCAATTTACAGATAATAGATCATGGATTATTAGGGATCTATTAACTCATGATGAAGTTGGGTTAGGTCATAGAATAGAAGCCGATGAGATACATAAACAATCATTCCTTGACGCAGCTAATTATTGGGATGAATTGACTGATGGATTCCCAGGTGATCCACAAGAGAAACGAGATAGGTGTGATTTCCTACTAAATGAAAATGGTAACGGTTGGGATATTATTAAAACCGTTGCTGCTGAAGGTAGAGGTGTAATATTTCCGTCCGGTGGCCAATGGAAATTAGTTGTAGATAAGGCCGGAACACCGGGGTTTCCGTATGCTGGAGGAACTAATATGATTGCCTCTAGCTTGGAAACTGAAATAGGAAGAGAAGAAACCTATAATGCATTTGCAGGTGATTTTAAAAATGAAGATGATGATTACTTAACTTCTGTTCGGGACTTTATTGATACTGGAATATTAACCGATCCAGGTGATCAGACTAGTGCTTTACTTGAACCTTTAAATCCAGGGAGAAGAACATATAGAACATTAACTCGACCATCTAATGTGTATAGAGAGTTGATGTATGAAGTTAAGAAGTCTGCTCTAGTAAGGAGACATTGGACGTTTAAGACTCCAATGAATGCTGCTATTTCTGAACCGTTTGATATTCATCAACTTACTTATCCGACGACGAATAATAAACGTGGATGGAATGGTTTTGTCCAGAACGGAGCGGCAACATCTAATAAGTTAAGTCTTGGGATTACAGTTACACTTGATCCTGCTAAAACTTATATATTAACTATATATCATCAAGAAGAGAATGATACTAGCGTTGAGTCTCATACGGTACTAACCGGTTCAGGAACGTGGACGGAAGTTAATATTTCTTCATTTACTAAAACCCCTAAGGGTGGTGCGATATGGGTATTAGGTGAACAAAATAATCATGTTGTTGACGTAAGAGTTAAGGAAATAGAAGGACCTGATGAACAAGGTCAGTTCAAATTATTAGTTAGTGAATATGTTCCTAATGTTTATACTCAGGAAATACTTCCTTCAAAATCTCAACGTAGATCATTTTCTCTTATTCCTGAATTACCGACTCCTTTACGAGATGTTGCTGTTACAGAGGAAGTTGTTATTAATGTTGATGGATCAACTAGAACTAATCTACTTTTTTCAGTAACTCCTGGTCCACTTATTGAAGCTGGTACTGCTCAGGCTGGAGCTTCAAATACTATTACATTAGATAGTGATGCTGCTGGAGTTGATGATTATTATAATGGTTCGACTATTAGGATAGTAGCTGGTACCGGAGTTGGACAAGAGAGAAGTATTGGAGATTATGTAGAAAGCACTAAGATAGCAACTGTTACTGAAGCATGGAATGTTAATCCTGATAATACAAGTGAATATGAAGTGGAGTGGGAGGATGTTGGGGAATATGGTGGTTTTAGGGTAGAAGTATCTGAGGAAGATAATGATGGTGCATGGATTCACTTATTCACTGCTGGAGGGACTACTCACGATATTCTTAGTACTAATTCAGGAGAGACTTTTAATTATAGATTTACTCCTGTATCTAGATCCGGACAATTTAGAACTGTTGGCAGATGGGAAAAAAGTATAACTACTGTTGGAGATACTAGTGCTCCGGCTGCTCCTACTACTGTTTCGATTGAAGCTGAGTTTAAATCTGTGGAAGTTCAGATTGATTTAACCGCACCTTTAGCTGCTGATTTCGGTGGAGTTGATATTGAGTTAAGAAGAGGTTCTATAGGCGGAACATTAGTTAAATCAGATAGAGTTTCTGCTGTTTCTGATCAATCTCCTAGTGGAACACTTGTAGTTAGGAAATCATATTTATTACCATTAGAATCTATTGATACGGAAATATGGGCAAGAGCTAGAAGTGTTGACTATACTGGAAACCAAAGCGCATGGATTGATTCAGGAACCGGAGCAACATTAACAGGAGTTGAGGATAGTGACGTAACCAGTGCTGACCCTCCGGCTACACCTACAGGTTTATCAGCTACAGGTTTTATAACTGCAATTGGTCTTTCATGGAACTTGAATCCTGAAGCTTATTTTGAACTTGCAGGTTATGAAGTGCAGCGTGCAGATGATTCCGGTTTTTCAATTGGAGTAGTAACTTTAGCTTTTATTGATGGACTTAGTTATGTTGATGAGCAGGTTGGTAGAGGAGTTACTAAGTGGTATCGTATACGTGCTGTTAAAGTAAATGGAGTAACAGGTTCATATACTACTGGAGTAAGCGCAACTACAGCGGGTGTTGATACTGCTGAATTAGTCGATGATTCTATTACTCAACTTAAGATTTTTGCAGAAGCAGTTGATACATCTGAGATTGCTGATTTTGCTGTAGAGAATCTTAAGTTAGATGGTAGCGCAGTAACTACATCTAAAATCTCATTCAGAACAATTCGTGAAGAAGATATTGCTACAAGTGAAATCATAGCTAGAACAATAGGAACAGCACAAGTTGTAGCAGGTAAGATTGATACGGGCGCTGTCTCAGCTACAGAGATCGAAGCAAATACTATTACTGGTAGTGAGTTAAGAACAGATATTGCAGTTATTACTGTAGCTGCGCAGATTGAGAATGCTCTTGTTGATACTATACATATTAACAATGCGTCAATTAAAACAGCTAAGATTGATGACCTTCAAGTTACAACAGGTAAGATTGCTGATGATGCGACCACAGCTTTCCAGTCTTATACGAATGATACGTTACAAGAAGGCTCGGACGGAACGGATATTGGGGAAGTAACAATAACAACCACTGGCGAACCTGTTTTAATTATTGCAAAAGCTGTTATGTGGCCTGCAAACGGTGATGCGGAGTTAGGTTTTGAATTGAGACGGGGTGGAACTGCTGATACTGGTCAGGGGACTTTGATGGATACCGCGATGCACTATAGCCCAGCCGATAGTGAAGAGGTTCAGGTTCTATGTCAGCATATTGATACACCCACGGCTGCATCGCATACTTATAGAATGTATTCAAAGTTGTTTACCGGTGGTGCATCTGGCACGAGTGCGAACAATGTACGGTTACAGGCCATCGAATTGAAGAAGTAAAGGACAGATCAATGAGAGAAAAGAAAATTGTACTATACGATCATATTACTGGAATGTTAAAGGGAACTGTTGTTATGTCAGGTGATCAAGATCCATCCAAGACGATAAACGAGCCTTTTTGTTAGTTGGTCAAGATATTGATGAAGAGGACTGGAAGGATATTCAGGAGCGACGAATTATTGATAGAGTCGATGTTAGAAGAAAGAAACTTTTAAAGAAAGAAAATCAATAATGTATTATATATTTGATAGTGATGGCAACAAAAGAGTGTTAAGTGAGAAAGCTAATGATCTCATTTCTTCGCTCAATGAGTTGTCTCCAAAAGAGTTACTGTTTGAAGATGTTAAGTTCACTGATCCGTTCAATGGATTAAGTTGCATAGGTTTGAAGTTAAGGCGCGTATCTCTTGCTAAACTTCAGATGCAAAATATGATATTAGATAAGGCGAGGTTTGCCCACTGTGATATGGAAGGCGTTGATTTAAGCGGGTCAACTATCAAACTATCTTCTATACAAGATACAATTCTGAATGATGCTAATCTAGAGAAAACTAATTTTCTAGAGTCTAGTCTTTCAGGACTTAGTATGGAGTCTGTTTCATTAAAAGGCTCCATAATGAAAGCAGTTCGAGCATGCGGAATAGTCCTAAGAAAGATTGATGCATCTAATGTTAATTTTCAGCTTGCTGATTTATCTGATGTAAAGTTTATTAGTTCTACGTTTCATGGAACTGATTTCAGAGAAGCTATACTTCGAGATGCTTTGTTTGTAGCAAGCGATTTTAATAAGTCCGATTTTAGTAGAGCAGATTGTAAACGATTAAAATTCGGTGCAGCTACTACTTCGTTCAAAGATGTTAATTTCTCTTTTGTTAATATGGAAGAAGCTAATATAGCGTTCCTTCGTAAGTGTGTTAATTGTTCCTTTAGAGGAGTAAATTTAAAAGATGCTATACTTCATAGATGTAAATTCATAGCATGCGATTTTACAGGAGTAGACTGGACGAATGCTGTATTGAAAATGGTAGAGTTTATATCTTGTGAAGGTGTTAATATTAGTAAAGCAAAAGCGAAACATAGAGTAGATATTATTTCTGTATAGGAGTTAACTATGCCGTCGATTGTAGGATACTTATTAGCTGACTCTGATCTTAATAGATTGCCTCGAACTATCTTTAGAAGTATTGTCTTTTATGCACCGTTAATTGGTAATCTTAAATTACCTATAGGTAGGGGTGACATAACGTTTACTAGAGCTTCTACTGATAGTGCCACTTATAGAGATTTACAAAGTCATTCTGTAGCTGTTGATGAACCTAGATTCAACTGGCAATCCGCTGCTATTCCTTTAGGTATAGGGTTTGATAGTGCTAAGTCTGAATCTCTAAGTTTTGCACCATCTAATAATCTTGACGATCTAAGTACACTAGTATGGTTCGAGGATAATGTTTATAAACATACTCCTACTGATTCGAATCCTATAGATGCGAGTGGTAATTGGGTTGGTAATAATGCTGATATTAAGAAATTAACTAAGTTTAATAGAACACTTGCCACTTCAGAAATTCAGATAGTAGGAAACGTGTTTACTGATACTGACCCTCCGGTTGTTAGTACTCCTAGTGCGGATACTGGAGTATGGAATATAGAACAAGCCGCTGGAGCAAAGCCTGGAAATACGTTTACAATTACTAATAGTCCCGATCTTAATACGTTAACAGTTCTTCTTCGCCGTAGTACCCCATCGGGACCGGGAATGTATTTATATCGTGTAGCGTCGGCTCCAGGTGTTGCGGAGTACTCTATCAGTGGAACTACTATAACTACGGGTGATGAAGTGCAAACATATGAGGACTTAATTGTTCAATATAGGAATGTATAATGGCGATTACTTATACAATAGAGGATTTAGCTGGTACTAAAGATGGATCTAATAAAACGTTTACTATCAGTAGCGCGCCTATAATTGAGACTTTATTAGTAGTTCATGGCGTTCAAGCCTTAATAAGAAGTGGAAGTCCTGGTGTCGGTGAATATAGTATAAGTGGCACAACTATAACCTTAGGTACAGCTCCTTTAAGTGGTGATAACTTGTGGGCGAGATATGGTGTTTAGGAGAATAGTTATGAAATTATTTTACATACTTTTGTTTTATTTACTAATGTTTGTTCCTTGGGCATTTGCTCAAGATGCTATACGTCCAGAGTTTCAGTTTGGACCGGCTCAAGTATTTTCCGATGGTGATACTACTCCAAGTGTTTCTGGAGGTACGTGGTTCATAACTAATAACAGTAGTCCAACTACTATTACTTATTTAGATGATGCTGTAGAGGGTCAACAAGTATGGATATTAATAAATGATAATAATACAACTATTGATTTTACTGGAACTCAATTATTTCATCCAGAGGGCGTTGACTGGAAACCTGAATCCGGTTCTATACTACAATGTGTTAGACATAATGGTCCATTCTTTTGTATTACACAGGGTTCCCCTTCAGCATTAGAGTTTGAAATTCAGAATAATGGCGAAGGCATAACATTTGAAACTGGAGCAACTAATTTAGGAGGTATACGTAGATATTCCTTGGGTGGTACAGTAGTTGTTAATTATGAAGGAGCTTCATCAAGACCATTTACTATTAATGGTGAGAACGCATATAACACGTCCATCAATTATGGTGGAGGTAATGTATGCATTGGCTGTAAGACGGGTAGCGAGAAGCTTAACGTTACTACAACATCTGGTCCTAGTAATATGTTCATTCAGATAAGGGATGATGATAGTGGGACGGATTATGAGGGCGTTCGCATTGGCATCGACACGGCTCTTAATAACATCTTATTTCAAGCGCAAACAGCGGGGACTGGTGGTGATAACGTCAATATCCGGTTGGAACCTACTGGTTCGGGTGATGTTATCGCCGCTATTGATAATAGCTCAGGTTTCTTTGGTGTGCTTGACGAAACGAGTGGCGGGTATGCTCTTATAACTGATATCAACAATGTACTAATAAAAGTCATGCGTTCCATTCAGTTTAAAACTACTATTGGAGGCACGACTGATACAGCATTGTATCAAGCAGCAAGCGGTCATTTGAGCGTTGGTCCGACGACATTGGGGACCGGTATTGTTTCGGTAACTAGGGACGATGATGATTTAACAAATTATGAACGCATCGAGATGGTACGTACTGCCAGTGCGGGAACAGTGCGTGTCGTTGGAGGCGGTACAGCAGCAGGTAATGATAACTTAGTATTAGAACCGGAAGGTACTGGCTTTGTTGTTAACAGTGGTCCCATCCAATTGCCGGAGGAAGGGTCCGCACCATCCGGTACTACAGATGTTGCTCGAATTTATGCAGAAGACAATGGTGCGGGTAAGACACGTCTCATGGTGATTTTCCAGACCGGGGCGGCACAACAGATTGCAATTGAACCATAAGGAGATTATTATGAAAAAGTTAATATTAATTTTTATTAGTTTTGTGGCTGTAACTTTTACGATTAATGCTGCGGACTGGAATCATTTTACTACTACAGCAGAACAAGATGCTGGAGCTATATTTGCATGTACACAGGAAGCAGGAGCATCATGCGATTCTGTACAAACACGAGATTTTGTAACATCAAAACTTCTTAGTGTTTTTGATGATTGGGTTGAAGCTAAGAAACAATTTGAGGCTCAAGAAGAAGAGATAGACATTGATGAATGGATGATCCCATTTGCAAAAGATAGTGATGTTCCGCATAATATTAAATGTACTGTGTTTGAATCTAAAGGTGTAAAAGCCAAGTATTCAGCTTGGGCTCAAAGACAAGAAGGAGGTACAGCGTGTCCTTAATAGTTTTTATTATTATGTCGATTGCAACGACCGTAGCAGCGCAGGAAGTTAATATTAGTAAATCTGCATTGACAAATGCATATAATCATATGGCTAATTTGCATAGTGCTTGTGTTATTCAATTGGGTGCGGAAAAAGAAGTATCTGCTAATTTAAAGAAGCAACTTATTAAATCAACACAAGAGAAGGAAGATAATAAGGATACGGATTTTATAGTACCTACTCCTTCGGCACCTCCTTCTGAAAACTAAAACAATAACGTGTATGATAAGAAGGCGCGAGCATAAGTTCGCGCCTTTTTTATTCGAGTTTATACAAGACCGAAAAGCATTATAGAATACTATGAGTACAACACATTTTATAGTGAAGAATACTATCGTAAAAGTAGTATGTGGTAGAGATATGTCTAACTATCTATCACGGTTATTAAGTTCTAAAGTTCCTAATTCTTTTTGGATGAGGAAGAAGAAATGGGACGGAAAGATAAGATTTTTTGATAAAAAGAATCAGGCTTTCTCTCGTGGGCTTTGGCCGCACGTAAAGAAACATTTCGAAGATAATAAGATACCGTATAAAAGATCGTTTAAGGTACGTAGGATTGCTCCTCCTACAGTAGAAAAAGATTTCTTAAAAGGTATTACGTTAGAGAAGGACCAATTGTATGCAATAAATAGATGGTTCAAGTCTGGATCAATGGGGTTGATATGGTATGCAACTGGATCAGGTAAGACTGAGATAGCATGCGCCATAATGAAGCAAGTGCTCAAGCATACTTCAAATACTAAGATATTGTTTCTTGTAAATACAAAAGACTTATTAACACAAGCTACTAATAGAATAAAATTACGATTAGGTGTTAACGTTGGAAGAGTTCAATCAGGTATTCATTATGGCAATAGACGCATATTAGTTGGTACGATACAGACAGTTGATACGATAATACGTAACGCTTCTCAAGGAAAGGATATTAAGTTATTCAAAAAATTGTGTGATCTAGGAATTAATATGGTCGTGTATGATGAGGTACATCATCAACGTTCTGAACAAAGTAAAAGAATGATCGCCGCACTGCACCCTATGGCTCGATTAGGTATATCAGCTAGGCCATTTCAAAAGTGGAATAATAATATAACTAAGATGAATGCTGGAGATGTTTCAGTGTTATCAAGTATGGGTCCTATAGTAGCAAAATGTGGTATGTCTAAACTTATTAAGAGAGGAAGACTCGCTAGGCCAGTCGTATTTTGTGCTCCGGTTGGCGGGGATAGAAAATGGGAGTCTGAAAAATGGCATGAAGCTAGAAAGCAACTATTAATAAAAAATCCAAAGGTACATAGAGTAGTTTTAGATGCTACCAAAGCGGCCACTGAAGCCGGTGAAACAACGCTTATAGTAGTGGGTAATTCCATAGACTTAGGTAAAGATTTACACAAGCTATTGAAAGCTAATAAAATCAAAGCAGAGAATCTTACAGGTAAAATTGATAGTGCAGTAAGAGAGCGTACTAGAAAGAGACTTAATAAAGGAAAGATAGATGCGATTATAGCTACGACTATCTATGATGAAGGAGTTGATATTCCTAACATTAGACAACTAGTGATCGCGGCTGGGGGAAAAAGCAGTATTAAGATTGAGCAGAGATTAGGTAGAGGAATACGTAGAAAAAGCAGTGGAACAAACAGAGCTATTATCATAGATGTTATGGTGATGAACAATAAACACCTACGTAATCACTCAATGGATAGACTTTCTCAGTATCAGGAGGAAAGTGAATTCGATATAAAAGTTGTTAATAATGATTCTGTCAACATAGAAAAACTGTTTCCTGATGTAGAGCAAGTTAATAAACTACCTTCCTCAGAATACTTCAAAGCTCTTGCTAATCAGGAGAAGAGTAGTGACTGATGTTAAGCAATATAAGCAATGGCTTAAAAAGAAACTTAAGAAGCATAAGATAACAGATGAATACTTAGTATGTGTAGCAATGGCATTAGCAAGGATAGTAGCTGAAGAGCGAAGTAAAGCAACGTTTCAATCATCATTATTTGTTCCGTTTTATAGAATCTACTCTGTAGAAGATGGTAAAAAGAAATATACTAGAGCATGGTTTTACATTGCTGAACTAGCGATATGGATAAAATACAGCGGCTATCCATTTGATCCGTGGGTAAGGAGTGTATTGCAATTGCCTAGATGTAGGCGAGCACTTAAGTCTAATAAACCTATTTCATTATCTACTATTCAACCTAGTACGAGAGTATCAACTAAGAGGCTTAGAGAATATGAAGATAACTTTGTTAAGTACTGTAAAGAGAGGGGGATTCCGGTTTGACAATTAAGAATACTTTCAGGACACCTAAATCTGTTTCATTATCTGAGCGTTTCGAAACCGGCTTCCAAACTCGTGTATTAGCAATCGCTGTACGAGAACCTTATTTTATGAGCTTGTACGGCGATATTATTAAACCTTCCTTATTCGATTCTCAATACCATAAAGACGTGTGCTTATGGCTTCGTGAATTCTGGAGTAGCTACGGTAAGCTTCCTCAACGGTCTAGTATGAGGAAGATACTGAAAGATAAGATTGATGAAGATAATAATCTTTACAAAGGATACGATACATTAATAACTCAAATATATAAGGTTGATATTTCCGATGGCGATTTCATAAAGGACCAAGTAATAAAGGCCGCGAGATATCAAACTATGAAAGTGGCCTTATCTAAAAGTATTGATATGCTAGATCGTGGTGACTTTTCAGGTATGAAAAGAACAATCGACAATGCATATAGTGAAGGTTTCGGTGCAGGAGATATGGGTTTAAGACTTAGAGAATCGCCTAAGAATGTACTTCTTAGGTACTCCGATGAGATGGAACAGTTGAATATTAACTTTCCCCATCTTCAACACGCAGTAGGAGGTTTCTATCCCGGTGAGATGAGTTTAGTAGTTGCTCCACCTAATAGGGGTAAGACGGCAACTATGGGTAATATGGCTCTAGGCGCGGCACTACGCGGGCATAAAGTTATTTACTATACACTAGAGATTAAAGACTGGCGGTTAATGATGAGGTTCTATGCAAATCTAGCAAGAGTTAAGACGGCTGGAATGATAGATAATATTAAGAAAGTTGATGAAGCTCTTAGATTATTTAGGTTAAGAAGTGGCGGTGAACTATGGGTTAAGTTCTTTCCGGGTAGAGCTATAACGCATGATACTATTAGGTCACATATATCAATGTCTAAAAGTCAAGAAGATATAGATGCAGCATTCTTAGATTACTCTGACCTTGTTAGGTATGAAGGACAGTTAACAAACCGTCAACAGCAGCTATCAGAGATGTATGAAGACGAACGAGCCATGGCAAGTGAGTTTGGTATTCATTTATTTACTGCTTCACAAAGTGGCCAAGAGACTGTAGATAAATGGCTGTATCATGCGACTGATTCTTATGATGCAAGAATTGTTAAGGCCGCGACTGTAGATAATGCAATAGTAGTTTGTCAGACTGAAGATGAATATACAGCCGGTGTGTGCCGTCTATATTGTGATAAGACTAGGGGTGAGAAGCGTGGGACTATGGTGTTCTGTAGAACTAATTGGGACTACCTTCGTATGGTTGAGATAGAAGTTAATAAGTATGTAGAGATAATGCGGAACGCGGGATTTAGAGTTAATAAAGATGGATCACCTAGAGGTACACGTAAACGTAAGGGGATAGTTCGGCCCGATAGCGACCTTGATGCGCATTATGGAGGAGATTAGGTGAATACATACTTAGTTAATAATCTACTGAACGTAGCTAGGCACCGTGGCATCAAGTTTACAGAACAACATAATGGAGAAGTTAGCTTTGTTTGTCCGAAGTGTACGCGCATACATAAGAAAGTAAGAGAGACACTGTACTTTCGGCCATCTAAGGATAGTTGGAAATGTTTTAGATGTAATATAGCTGGATCAAAGAAAGAGAAACGTAATCCCATAGAGAAGTTACTAACTCAATTGGAAATACCTGACCTTGTTCCACAGTTTACTAATGAGACGTTGATTGATCAGTATACTGTAGCTCCTTCACTATCAGATATGAAGAACAAGCTTCTTAGAATTAACAAAACTCCTCCGTCCATTCCTAGATTTATGGATCTTGAGGAACAATTAGATAGAATTGAGGGGTATCGTATTGATTTTAGCAATTCACGTATAGGTATAGCTATCAGACGTTATATAGTACTTACTAGACTTGTGCATCCTAAACAAATTAGAAAGTATAGAATAGGTTTTGCAACTAAAGGTAAGTATGAAGGATGCGCTATCTTTCCGATATTCATGAATGGTCAATGTGTTGCTTGGCAAGGCAGGAGAGTTTTGTTTGCTAGTGAGGAAGATAATAAGTATATAAATCCTACTGAAGAAGAGTGTGGGACAGATATGCGAAACGTAATATTCAACTATGATAATATATGTGAGCGAAAGGATACACCATTAGTTATTATGGAAGGCGTCTTCGATGTTCTATGTTCTAAGCTTAATGGTATAGCGTTGTTAGGTAAGACTATATCAGATGAACAGATTGCTAAACTTGCAGAGAAGAATGTAAGATACATTGACGTGTTGCTAGACTATGATGCTATTAAGGATGCAAAGAAGCTAGCCTCTATTATTAAATCAAAACTATGGACCGTAAGACGTGTTCGAGTTTTACAGTTACCTATTAAGACCGATCCAGCCGATTACTTTACAATCCGTAACGGGAAATTGTCTGACCTACATATACACTACATGTAATATGCATTGCATATGCAACATCTAACCATACAAACGTCTGTTTAAACCTTCCACTTACATATTAAGTACATTCCATATACATTGCATATGCAATGTACTGCTATCTCCATACCATACAAATGTCTGTCCCTGCTCTCTAGAGCCATCTCGATTCGTATTCGATTGTATATGCAATTGCATATACAAAACGCTTTCAACAGTCGTTTTTTTCACGTCAACCGAAAAAAGTCAATAAATTCAAGTACTTATAAAGTTGGCTATTGGTCGATTTTTTCTTTTTCTCCGTTGACACATAGTCCTGATACTGGCATACTACAGGAACATTGACAGTTTGACTGTCGCGGCACAGGGACCCAGGGAGCCCATAGCCGATTGCTCTTTCAAAATTGAATCACTGGCGCGAGACGGGTTGAAGATGGCCATCTTCAATGGAAAGCGAACTGTCTGTGGCCAGTGCGAGGAAACGGAACCGAGCCACCTCGAACGAAAAAAGGCGCAGGTATAAAGGCTAGTACGTGGAAGGAAAGCCGACCGACGCAAATTGTAGCCGTGCGAATCGCGCTACTAAGAAGACTGTCCGGAGCTTCGATGGATTTGCCACCATCAACAAAACGGGCTACTTCATAATCAATCCACTAGCCAAACCTTGATAGCGTTTTTCATGCGAACCTAGGGAGTCGCGTTAACTAATAAGCATAGAGTTGATAGCCTATTTATTAGTTAACAAAAAATTCTATCGGGCGTTCTGCGAACGCAGAATTAAGATGGGCTGGATATTCAAACGATAAAACATGGTGAACGTGAGTTACTCTCTAATGATGCTGTTAGGCGATGGACGTAAGCAAGTTAACACGCGGACCCCAGGGAGTCTAATAGTTAACTAGCCGTTGGTTGGACTTAGCTATCCAGACGAACGGCGCAAACAGTAATCAGTAAAACTCATGTTGTTAGACTCAGACTCTTGCATGAGTTCGAGAGTTCATAAGTAACCATGGCGCATCGACGCCTAGTTAGTAATAGGTGACAGCATTATTAACTAGGTGCAGCGATCTTAGACCAGCGAAAATAGTCGAGCGATTATGAAGTGTAAAAAATCATAACAACGGCAAGGTTGTTTGAACGTGGAGCACTAGTTAGGCAAACCCTAATGGGCGGACGCTAGTGCTCCTAATTGAGACAACCTAGTTAGTCTCAGTGTGTGGAATGTTAACTAATAAAGTGGAGGTTACTATGAAACTGTTGAACGTAGTTTGTAATAAGTGTGATCATGCTACAGTGATTGAAGCGGGACGCAAGTTTAGGTGTGATCACGTGCTTGAAGTGAAGAATGGTCGAAGCCATAGGTATAGGGAATGCGGAAACAGGACCTATACTAAGCTTCCGGCAAGTACGAATTCTGCAAGGTATAACCTTGCTAAGGAGAGACCTGATCCGGAGCTTCCTAGGAATTGTAGATGCAGAACTAAGAATCATTCGAGTGTGTGTGATGCTGAATACACTTTTCGGCTTTACGATTATCGGAGACGCCACGGTATCTACACAAGGTAACAAACCGATAAGGAGGAAGACATATGAAGACCAAGCTCGTTGAGTGTGTGAGGTGTAATAAACAGAAGCGTATTCCTAAGAACGTGCTTCTGTCTCGTATCGTATGCCGATGCAAGGGACGGTTGAAACTAGTTAAGTAGGAGTTTGTTATTTCCTATCGGGGCCGCCGTGGCGGCCCCTTGTTAACTGATAAGGAGAATGAGCATGCGACGTGTTGATCAGATTATGAAATCGTGGAGAAACAATGCCCGTTTGAATGGTGCTACTAATCAGTCTGGCGCTCGTGCTGTTGCTAGGGAACGAGATTATGAGTCAGGCCGGGAATGGTGCGTAGCTGATTTCAATCCTAGCGTGAAGCCGGTATACACTGGCAAGGTAATAGTTAGGAAGCGGAACCGAAACTAAGTTTCTCGTTTGTTATTTCCTATCGGGAGGAAAAATCTATGAAAAAGAATAGAGCAATGGATATGGCAATCGAAATAGGTAACGGCATGGTCTATGAAGATGACTGTAAAGTTAGGCAAGCTTTGTACCGAGTGCTTGAAGGGTTGCTAACTAAATACAAAGATATGAAGGTCAAGGAAGTTAAGGAAAAGCTTCTTAACATCTGTCAGGATGATTGGGTACAAAACATCGACACAATTCGTTATAATTACTAATTGAGGAGGTACGTTATGAAGGCAAGCATAGCTTATGAAGTCGCGGAAACGATCATGAAACAGCTTGGAGCCGGAAGGTTCGCAGCTATGACGGGCGTAAGGGGTGTTACCGTAACAGAAAAAGGTGTTCTGTTTCATGTTCCTAATGCTAGATGCAACGGCAAGAAAGTTAGCAAGGTTCAGATTGATCTTGAACCTTCCGACACATACACAGTTAGCGTGTGGCGTATTACTAAGAAAGCACCATACGTAGAGATGGTAGGACGGGAAACTGAAGTGTACTGCGATACACTTCAGGAGAGTTTCACAAGACTCACTGGACTGTATACTAGTCTGTGAGTTTCTTAACTGCTATCGGGAGGGAAACGCGCATGGCAGACTTACAACATATGTTAAGTGAGCTTCTACAGGAAGCGGAAGCTCAAGTGGGACAGTACTCGCCGGAGGATTGCCCGCTTGCTAGTGATCCGTTACAGCATCATGGCGCAGCGTTCTTATTAAGTGGAGGCGGATACGATTGGCAGTGTCCGCTATGTCATGAGGAGTTCTGTCTTTAACTAAGAAAGGAGTTATGAACATGGAACAAAAGATTATAGTACCAGTTGAGTTCTTCGATATCATTGCAGACAATGTTACTGAAGAAGAGTTAGGAGTAATCCTATCTCAGGCAGTAGTGAATGAGTGTTTGTCTAGGGATGATGTTGATGAACTCGCGGATAAGTATGGGATCAAGTGGAGGTCGTGGGCATAGTTAAGTAAGCGTTTGTTATTTCCTATCGGGGAGGCTCGACGCCTCCCCCTAACAAATAAGAAGGGAATGGGTATGAACATATCTGAAGTTGTAGGTTATGCAGAAGACGATGCTATCTACTGTTTAGATTGCTTCGATGGCAATCGTAATAGTGAGTCCGTCACTCCTATCTTTTTCGAGTACTGTCGCGACGACCATACTTGTGAGAACTGCCTTGAACCTATAGTTGAGGTGTTCTAAAGTTTGTTATTTCCTATCGGGGAGTTTGTTATTTCCTATCGGGAGAAAAAAAAGAATGCATAAAAAGGATTACCAGTTAATAGCAAGTAAGCTCCACGACGCCTACATTCGTTTACATCATACAGATTTTGATCTCAAATCGGACAATGGATTTCTTTGCGCTTATCATGCTGTCGTGGACGCGCTGTCCGAAGACAACCCGCAATTCAGTGCAGAGCGCTTCTATGAGGCGGTTTTCGAAAAGGAGGAATGCATAGATGACTAAACCTAAGAAAATGTGTGCTGTATCTCAAACAAGCAATAGCCGAGGAGACAAAAATCATGATTAACATTAAGGATACACTAACGATTAAACCAGTATTTGTAAACGGTGGCCTTAAGGGTTGGTGCGTTAGTTATGGAGATGAAAAAAGCAAGTTTCTTTCTTCTCTCAGAGATGCTGAATCATTCATTGAAGGCATGCTAGCTATGGAGCAATGGAAGGAACTACATAAAGCAGGTTAGTTACCTATTGGGAGGGAAAAGTTATGAAGCTTAACGAAGTAGTTGAAGGTAAGATTTACGCAGCTAAGATTTCCGGTCGTCTGGTTCCAGTAAAGATAGTTCGCATAGCTAAGAAGTCGATTCCTAGTTATGATCAGTTTGCCGGTCGTATAACCTATCGGGAAACGACGCGCATGGCTGGCGTCAATATGATTACTAAACGGGAAGTTACTATCAAGTCGGCTGTTAAACTTCGGTTTGAAGTTAGCAAAGGTTCAGACGGTCGTTATGCAAAAGTTTAGGAGGAAATACTAATGATAACATTGGAACAAGCTAAGAACCTGAAGCCCGGAGATATTCTCCATCAAGTCGATGCTCAGAACGCAGACGGTACTCCGCGACGATGGAGAGTAAATGGCCAGCCTAAGGTATGGAAACGTAGTCCTGAACGTGTGAGAGTTCCGGTTAAGCGTGGTTTATACAGTTACGATTATGTAACTGAAGCCGACCTAGACAAACTTAGTTTGTAAGTTTGTTAACTGCTATCGGGGGGTAAAGCGCATGGCAATACGTGAGAGCACATTTAAGAAATACGTTGGCCGTTATGTATTACGTAGAAAGAGTGAGTTTAAAGATGGATTTGCTTGAATGGCTCACTCTTTCGGAATAGTTATTCCGATTAGTAAGGTAGAATTCTTGGACCATGGTGAGATAGAAGATTATGGTTTGCCGGTTAAGTTGCATTGTTTATGTATGGTACGGGGAGTAGGAACGTATGGTCTAAAAGATAAGAAGCTTCATCATGAAGTAGCATGGCATCCTAGTGAATGTCGTATACTAACACCTAGTGAAGTGGCTTTATTGAAGGATTATCATAGCCGTATTTGCATTAACGGAGAAGTGAAAAGTAGAAAAAGTGTTTGAAGGTTGTTAACTGCTATCGGGGAGGTAAAGCGCATGGCACGTTATGAATTTCATATGGACTTGGCTGTCGGTTGTGAACCTCATAAGTCAATTGATGGTATGTGGCAGTATGGTTATGCCGGTTTCATTCTTAACAAAGATGGAACTCCTAGAAGCATAAACCCTAACAATGGAAAGGCGTGTGACTGGACGGCAAAGAGACGGAGCACTGTGATTCGATACGCACACCAAATAACAGCAGGAGGTATTGAGGAGTGCTTTATAGTTTTGCGAGACGAAGGTGTGTACCACTGTTACCAAACTAGGAAACCAACTGAGGAGCATCGGTTCTCTCCATTGGAAGTTCACCTAATGAGGACAGCACTTGAGCATACTAAACATAATATGTTCGCATGCTCAACTAGATCAACTAGGGAAAGGATTGAGTCTCTTATTGATAAGCTTTCTCGTGTTGAAGAGATGAACGCGAAACTAACTAAGTAAAAGATTATTAACTGCTATCGGGGAGGAAACGCGCATGCCATACATTTATACTGGACTTGCTCAGAACGTTGATGATAAGAAGAACGCAATTAAGGAAGGCAATGGAACATGGGTTGAGAACTTCGATAAGAGAATTAAGAAGCTAATGTCAGAAGCTCCTTCCGGTTCAGGCTTTGACAATGGAACTCAACTTGATGAGGTGAATAGCAACCACAAGAAACTAGTCTTTCATACTGCCTTCCATCATATGAATGAAGAAGGTATGTATGTTAAGTGGACCTATCACGATGTTATTATAACAGCGAGTCTTTCAGAAGACTTTGTTGTAAAAGTCACTGGTAGTAATTACGAAGGCATAAAAAGCTACATAGATAACTGTTTCTATGAGTGGCTTACTAAACAGTATACTTATAGCGACATAGATAATTAGGAGGTTCTTATGTTTACAAAAGTAGAGCGTAGTGACATTGTGAACATGGTTATGGAAGGCGAGAGCATCGAGCGCATTGCAGAGTATTACTCTTCCAGTCCAAACGAAATCGAGCAGCTACTTCTTAGCATGGCGCAACAAATGGCAGAGTGGAATGATAAAATCTTGCAAGCCGTTATGGAGCCGAGACCTATTAAACCTCCTGCTGTTACTGAAGCTATTAAGAAGTCGAGTCCTAAGCACGGGAACATGAATGGTAGGCATACACAAGTTAGAAAAAACTCAGATGTAATTTTCGTATCACTGCCTTCTGAACTGCGTAGGCCGTGCGGAGGTTGTAATTGTGACTACTGTAAAAAGCATCCTGAACTTGAGCCGTCTTGGGATACGCTAGCCGTCCCAACTAAGGAAGATGGTCACACTCACGTTTGTCACTATCCAGAGTTCGCAGGTAGAAACTAATTTTCTATCGGGGAGGAAAAGCTCATGGCACTATGTAAGCACTGTAGATTTGAGGATGGTTCAATCAAACCTAATATGAAACTTCTTAACTTTAACAAGTCCACAAGTCACGTTGAGTTTAGTGGCGAAGTGGGGGAGGTAAGATTGCGAGCTTATGATGAGCGGCGCAATACCTTGCTAGTAACTCGTAAAGGTTACTCTGAAAATCCTGGGTCCCGTTACTCAGGACTCAAGAGCTACTATCCAGCCGAGCACTTTGTTCTGAAGTTGTTAGGTAATCATGAATTCATAAATGGAACATCTGAAGACGTGTTCGATGCAGAAATAATTCTTAACACTGAGGGCAGACTGTAACTTAACTACCTTATCGGAGGGGGGAAGCGAATGAAAGTTACTATTAAAGAGATGTTCAAGTCCGCTGCTGAGATTGCGCTTGCTAAGCTAGCTGCCAAAGGCTCGAAGCTTGGGTGTGAGATAACGTATTCGTTCGGAGAGCCTTATAGTGTTTTTCTTGAGAAGTATTCTCCAGTTACCGGGGAGACAGTTAAAATCGAACGTGTGCTAATCGACGTTGAGGTTTCCGATGCTCCTGTTATGTTGGAAGGATGGGAGTTTCTAGCACGTATCGAGTTTGTTAATAAAGACTGTTTGTTGCATCATGTTCCCGGTCAGGAGGATGCTCTACCTAGTAAGTATCGTAACACTACTGATAAGTGTGACCACTGTGGACACAACCGACAGCGTAAAGACGTGTTCATAGTTAAGAAGGGTAGAACCTTCAAGCAGGTTGGACGTACTTGCTTGCGAGATTTCCTAGGTACAGATTCGCCTGAATCTGTTATTAACAAATTTAAGTTTTACGGTTTGTTAACTGCTATCGGGGCCATGGGTGATGATGAATATAATGGTGGCCGTCATGGTGATCCCATAATGCCACTGCAAGTGGTTGTTGAGGTTGCTGTGCTTATTATCGAACGCCTTGGCTTCGTACCTACAACAAACGACTTTGATCAGCCTACTAAGTATGTTTGTCAGGACTACCTTTTCTGTTCTGACAAATATGGTAAGGAGCTTCGAGAGAAGATCAATGCTCCGGTTGATAAGGAGTATCGAGAGAAGCTTAATAAGAAAGCCGCCGATGTTATCGAGTGGGTACGTAATCTCGATACCAGAGGCAATGATTACCTCCATAATCTTAAGGTTCTGTTTGTAAGAGATGAAGTTACTAGTCTTAAGCATTGGGGTTTAATAGTAAGCGCACCTCGCGCTTATGATCGCGCCATGGAAAAGGAGGAAACTAAGAAGAGGAAAGAAGAAGAACGCAAAGGTAAACCGTCAATGCCCGCGCCTATCGGTGAAAGAGTCAAGGTTAGTGGCAAGGTTCTTAAGATTAAATGTAACTCATCCATGTATGGTGACGTTTGGAAAATGACGGTTGAAGATCCGCGCGGCTTCCGCGTATGGTCCACCATTCCTAGTAACATAAATCATCATACACTTAACGAAGGCGACACAGTAGAGTTTGAAGCTTTACTAAAACGTTCTGACCGTGATGAGACGTTCGCGTTTGCATCACGTCCTACTAAAGCAAAAGTAATAGCGGAGGTGGCCGCATGAAAGTTAAGAATGGAATCTTCTATTATCCTACTTACGTGGAAGCCAGGAATATTATGAATAGAATTACTGAGTCACGTTTCGATCATACTAAGCGCGTGGTTCGATATGAACTTGGATGGGCTGTTCAACTTCATAAGTCCGGTCCTTATCTTGGTAGAGATTGTAAACCTCACGAGCATAAATGTAGGTGGTGTCCATGATTGATGTAGTATTGTTTATTATGTTGGCGATTATTACTATCGCTTTCTTTCTTCTCGAACAGTTTCGAATCTAACGTATGCCCTCCAGCCGTGTGATCATATTAAGAAAGAAAGGAGCAAGAAAGATGGTAACAAGAAGGCGAGAGTTCACACCTAACTTCCGGTACTTCAATCATTCTTACGAGCGATTCCTATACAATGCCTATTACTATAGGCAGAAGATGAAAGACGTTCGTGAGTTTCAAAACTACGAAGTTCAAAAGGAACTTGAGAAAGCAGGTTATTAACTGCTATCGGGGGAATCATGTTAGCAATTCATAAGATATCAAAGGCACGGTACATTGAATTATGTGATCGTTGGCAGCGGTTTCAAGACTGGCATACGCTGAATAGTGGTCCTTACTATGCTGATGAAGTGCCAGCCAATGCAAGAATTACTAACGATGAGTGGTCAGCTATTGAAGTTTATGAATTCATACATGATAAACCTGACCGCTACTTCTGTTATGTAAATGAAAAGGAACGGAAAGTAACTACTTGGACCGGCGATATCTTAGCTCATCATTGTGTGCTAGGTTCTCCGTTTCATGTATTCAATGCTGAGCGTAGGTCCATTAGGTTCAAAGCTATCAATGGTCGTATATATTACGGCTGGTACTTCTCAGGTTCAGGAGACTACGCAAGAGTCAAAGCTACAAAGGAGAGCTAACATGCCAGAGGAAAAGATAATAATAAATATGATCAAGTGTAATACCTGTAAAGTGGTACTGCTTTCACTGCACCGCCATGATTTCCGTCAGTGCAGTTGTGGAGTAGCTGTTGATGGTGGGCAAGATTATCTTAAGAGACAATTTAAGAACAGTCCTGATGACTATGAGGAACTTAGTATAGTTCTTCTGCCCAATGGGACACTTAGGAAGGTGGTAGATAATAATGAGAAGGACCAGAGCTTTTCACCTTAGCGCACCTAATCAGGGGGAAGATGGCGTCTTGCTAGTTAGGGATGGTCGCGGTTTCGTTGTTGAGTTTCGAGGTGTTCCTTACAGTGAACTAACTCCTAACTCTGATAACGAGTTCACTATGATGCTCGACGCTCTCGATGGCATGCATGCTACTGTTCTATTTCAGGATGAGGAAGTTGCAGTTATCGAAGGTATGCATGAAGACTTTGCTAATGTTCAACGATTGTTCGAACAGGCATTGGAGGTTTAACCTAAGAGGAGAATTGTTATGAGTTCAATGAGTCCTGAAGAGATATGCAAAGCTATTTATAACTTCTTTGGCGATGGCATGATACCATATGAGGAAACAGTTCATGGTCTTAAGAAGATCAGGACCTATGCGGACAAGCTAGTTAAGGAACTGGAAGGGGAGTAGCTTTATGAAGACACTTCTTAACCAAGTGGTCGCAGCAAAGAAGAAACTGAATGATCATATTGCATGGATGGAAACTAAGCCAGTGAACTCACCTGAGGATTATGCTGAGCTTTCTAGACTGCAATCTGAAGTAGACTACAGGGAGAGACGTGCAAACAAAGTAGCGCATAAAGCTACTCCTCCAAAACGTAAGCGTAAAGCATTAGCTAGGCGTCACGAAGGTTATTAACTGCTATCGGGGAAAAAATGTTTATGAACAAAGAACAGCAAGATAATTTGTTTGAGTTTGTAAGGGCAGAGGAACCATGCCCTAACTGCAAGCATCCTATTAAATATCATCTTGCTTACGGTTGTTATGTTTTAATTGATAACAATCCAATGAAATCTTGTGACTGTAAGCTTGATGGTTATGATTACTTAGATGATACGAATCTCAATGCTGTTTTCGAATAAATAAGAAGGAGACTATTATGCTAAATAGACTTGTGAGCAAGGCGAAGTTGATTACCGGGACCTTTCGTCGAAGAACCAGAGAGATTTTTGTGGATATCAAAACGGATATACCTATCATTAAGTATCACGGTGCAAGTATTACAGTTACTCTTCATGATAAGTCCAATACTAAAATTGAACTTGGAACTGAAGTAGTCAAGTTCATAGCAGCTAGAGTTATGCGTCAAGAGCGTATACTTGATGATATTAAGAAGTACCTTCGTGATGCAATAGTAGCTACTCGTTCAGGAGATGATCGAGGAGCTAGATACTATATGGGGTATGCGTATGCATTGGCTACTGTTTACCGAACTATTGATGATCTAGTTCCCGATGCTATTGATGGACGGGAGAGAGATAGAAAGCTTATTGATAAGCTCGTCGAGGAGGCAGAGGAAGAGCTTAAGAAGGATGATGAATATACACGTGAACTAGCATCGGCTTTCAGGAAGCTAGGCGACGATTATGCTTCCAAGAAAAGAGGTTAATATGAAGACTAACAAATTGATTGTTTATGCTAACGAGTGGCCTAGCTGTACTTATCCAGCCGAAGATATACCGGAGCTTAATGGTGTTACTGATGAGCTTCGAGGTAAAATAGAAACCACTGGACAATGGCAAGTTATTACTAAGTACAGTGCGCTTGCAATTTCCCATCCATTTCCTAAGGACCATTGTGATACTACGCGCATGCCTTTAACAATTTATGGTATGCGCACTCTTCAGAACGTTCGTGAGTCTGGCTATCAATTGGAAGGTAAAGTTTCTATAGATGGTAAGAAGGTTAGAGCCTTTACTTCTAACCGAATATTCGAACGTAAGGACGGATCGCTTATTAACGTAGCGGTGTTGTTCGTTTGTAATTGAATACTGAGGAGGAAGCATATGAAAGTAGGATTCACTGGTTCGAGAAGAGGTATGACTAGTAAACAGCAAGCGGCTCTTCGTATGTTGCTAGTTGGTATTTCAATATGGCGTGAGGATATTGAGTTTCACCACGGCGATTGTATAGGGGCAGATGAACAAGGTTTCCGTATAGCTACCTCACTAGGAAACTATACAACGTTTGCTCATCGTCCTCAGAATCTTGCGTTTGCTGCTGATACTAAATCGGATGTTATCTATCCACGTCGTCCATATCATGAACGTAATAAAGTCATAGTTAAGGAGTGTCATGCATACATTGGCACACCTAATACTATGACGGAAGAAGTAAGGTCCGGTACGTGGTCCACTATTAGAATGGCTAGGAAAACAGGAAATCCACTTGTTATTATCTATCCAGACGGTGGTATAGAACGAAACGGATTTTTCATTACTGGTAAGAAGCTAGGAGGATAACTGCGTATGCCTAGAGGAGAGAAGACCGACCTATGTAGGTGGAAGTGCGGACGTAAAACTACTAATCGAAGTGGCGTCTGTTCTCCATGTTGGAAGGATTCAGAGAATCTAACTCTTGAGCAATGGGCAGAACGTAAAGGCATGAAACCTAAGCGTACACGCATAGTTAAAAAGAAGAGACGGAAGAAAAGAGTAGCTAGGAGATGATTCACTTATGACTAATAAACCACGTGCACCACCTATCGGGCTTCTTAACTCTTAAAAACTTATGAATGAGATTGAATTATTTGATGCATCTTAGGAGATGATACAAGCATGGTTAATATTGATAAGTTGAATTTTAGTGAAGTTATGAAGCTTGGTTTCGATTTGGATAGCGGTGATAGAAAGAAAGCACGAGAAGTGATAGGTGATTCAAGACCGGGATATCTTAAGATAGCGAAGACCCTAGCTCGTTACTGTTTTAATCGCGGGGTTATTCTCTATGCTAAGAAGAAGAAAGCTAAGAAAGAGCAGGTAAGGTTCGAAGAAGCGTGTGAACAAATCTATCAGGGACTCCCTGAAGATTTGCAATGGGCATAGTTGGTTAGTCATGAGCCGGGGTATTTCTTAATTGAGGTATCCCGGCTTCTTCTTAATGAGGATATTATGCGAGCCATCATATTTTTCGGTTACATTTAGTGTTCATAGAAAAGGAGTGATCATGGATATTAAGAATAGTCAATTTCGGGTGGCGCGAAAAGTTATTAAGGATAGGAATGAAAGAATTCTAGAGGAGATAAGAAATCGGCCCGTGGAAAAGGTAACTATCCATCCGAACCTATGTGTCTGTGGTCACTATATCTCTGAGCATTCAGGTTTGGGAAAATGTAACGGCCATTATGACGTAAAGACTATTAAGGATGAGGATGATTCTCTTAAAATCTGTACTTGTTATGGATTTTATCTTTGGTTTACTAATACGGAACCAGTTGAGAAACCTAAATGGGTACGGGCTTTTTATGGTCATCTTTCTAATCATAATCATAGGAAGTCATATGTTGTTTATTCAACTGTAAACTACGATGAATGGAAGTGTAATTATGAGTATGAGCACACTATTGAACGGATAAAATTAGGAGAAGAAATTACTGTTGATTGTGAACATATTATCTCTACTAAGCATGTCCTAGAGTATCTTCATAGCGTATGGAGAAGAGAATATGCATTCGAAAAGCAAGTTAAGGAGATGAAAGAGGAACAGAAAATTAACAAAATTCCTATCGAATGATATTAAATTAAAGGAGGAATGATATGTCGCAAAAAATAATTGAACCTTATGAGCATCAATGTGGTGCGGGTGGTTGTGTATGGATGGGTTGGCATGGAGAGGAAGATAAGCTAACTAATATTTATCTTCATGTTAATAAGGACGGTACGCCTAGCACTTTGATCATTCGTTACAGTTCAGAACCATCCGACTATATTTCTTATCCATTCCTGAAAGATGCACAACCTACTACAGTATGTACTACAATTGATAAGAACAAAGTAGTTCATGGTCATAAGCTTGGAAATAAAGTTACTTATTGTGGAGAGCATATAATTAAGGAGATGACTTCTACTTCTTTTCATCCAGAAGACATTGAGTGTCTTAGGTGTCAGCAAGTGTCATCATATATAAATAAGTGAAGGAGGATTAAATGAAAGGTAGTGATAAAACAGCAATGATTCATTCTTTGAGAAGACTTACTAAGGATGATCTAATTGACACTATTTTTGCAGTAGTAGGAGAGTCTGAAAGACTAATGGATAGTATAGGCGACTACATAACTAATCAAGGAATAGTTTTGGATGAACGTGAAGATCACGCTTCTCAACCAACTCCATTGGCTTATGTTATGCGAATGCATGATGATATCTATAGTGATGTTAAGGAAGCTCTTCAGCTAACATGCAACCCAAAACGTAAGTCAGAGGTTAGACTTGAAGACTATGAAGATAGTGAGGATGTTGATGAGGAGGAGAAAGATACCATGCCGAACCATATTAAGAATGCTACATTCGAATTACCTGTTGCACTTCTTGTAGCTCAGATTTTTGCTGGGGCGGATCAAGATGTTATTGAAGACTTAGCCGGAACGGTTCTTAGGTATTTGCAGGAGAAAGAAAGTTCATAAAAGGAGGATATAGATAATGAGTGATCTAGTTGCAATAATGGACGGCAATAGTCCAAAAGGAGAACCTAATACTATAGTATTTGAGCGCGGTAGTCCTGACATTGTTAAGGACCTAGAACCTGGCGATATGCTTTGGTATGAAGGGGAAGATGGCTATGCCTATCGGGGTGAAGTTGAGAAGGTTAATAGTAAGTTTGTTGTTATAAAACGCGGACTTAAGAAGGGTTACATATATCGGCCAAAGGATTATGAAAAACTTTTGTTCGAGGTGGCTAGTTAACGGTTGACTTTATGTAAGTCTGTGTTATTAAACTAGAGGTAGATGATGAGCAGTGTTAATAACGAGAACGTTGATGTTACTTATTCTTTCTATCTTTGGGAAACGGAGGTTATATTAATGTGAGTAGACAGCGCGAATGGCAGAAAAAAATGATAGCTAAAGGACGGTGTAGACAATGCGGTTCAGAACGTACTAAGTATAAGGAGCTTTGTGATGAATGTAATTTGAAAGAACGTGAACGAAAGAGGAATGCATATAGACGTAAAAGAGGTGGAAGGGTTAGACAATACCCAATAAATGAAAATTTATGAAGTGCTAAAAAGCATTATATAATTACAGGAGTAAGTAAATGGCTAACGAAGCCGTAATTGAGAAAAGATTTAATAGGCTCGTCTCAGCTTTTGCAAACGGCAATGCTGCTGGACGTAATAAAGTATTGATGGAGATACGATCATATGAGCCTATTAGATTGAGAAACCTAATTAGGTTTCATTATAAAGGTCAGAAGATTCCTCTCAAGCATAACGATGTTGGCTTTCTATATAGGTTAGTAGCTTGGGCTGTTGCGCTTGAGAGTGAAGCTTTATCGCTGGATCAAAAGGAGGTGATGCTTAGACATAGAGAACAACTTCTTAAGAAAGGACCTAGAGATGAGAACGAGTTAATATCTGAAGTGAGTAAAGGTAAGGCTGAAGCTAAACAGCCTACAAAGAAAAGTTTGTTAGAAGAACTAGAAGATAATAATAAACAAGAAGAGGAAGGAACTAAAACGATGAAGACTAAGAAAGCTAAAAGGGTAACTGATGCTACAGTCGAAGAGCAGGAGACTGCAACTCCGGAACGTAAGGCTAAGAAGACTGTGAAGAAAGCGGCTAAGAAAAAGGCAGCTAAGAAGACTGTTACAGCAGCACCTAAAAAGAAGGCTGCAAAAAAGGCCGTTAAGAAAGCTCCTGCAAAGAAGGCAGTTAGTAAGGAGTCTAAAGGCTCGTCTCGTATGGGTAGGCCGCTAACTGCCTTGGCTGGTACGTTCACACTAAGTAAGGGGGCAGCTAAGAGCTATACTCCTCGCGGTATGCTTGGCATTGCTGTTGACGTTCTTAAGAAGAATCCTGGGATTGATATTGATCAGTTCGCAGAGCTTCTTAATAAGGATGCTCGAAACGGAGAGCTTAAACATTATGTTGATAAGTATTGGAGGAACGGTCTTGGTCTTGCGCGTCGAACCTTGATTACGCTGCAAGAGAAGAACCTAGTTACTCAGAAGAAGTAAGAAGCGTGAGGTAATCATTGCTTGATACTTAGATGGGGAGGTAGCCAACTTCGGTTATCTCCCCATTGTTAATTGATAGGAGTTGATAATGAACAATGCTAAACGAGAAGAACTTATAAAGCTCATCGACGGGGTTGGTGTTCTTAAGGAAGCTAAGAGTAGAATTGAAAAGGATTACAAGAAAGCATGCGAGGAATTGAGAACAGTACTCGATGAAGAAGGTTTTGATACAGGAGATGTTCTCAAAGCTAAGAACTTCAAAGTATCCATGAAGCAAGACAACGTTACTACGGTTGACGTTAATGAGCTTCTTAAATATGTGAAGGAGCCTAAGCGTAGATCCAAAATGCTAAGAGTACTTATCGGAGAAAGCAAAGCACTACTTAGTGAAAAGCTTTGGGCCAAACTTGCTAAGATTGGAAAGGGAGAAACTAAACCTAAGGTCGAGCGCCTATCGGTGGAAGAAACTAAGATGAGGAAAAGTGCGTGACTGATTATGAGTTAGTTGAATAGTAAGTAAAGGAGATATTATGTCGAGACATTTGCGAAAAGGTAGAGAAGCTAGGAAGGTTCGTCGGCTAGGCGCTATTACTCGTGCTATTAAGTTTCATGATAACCTAGTAACTAACCATTCCAAGAATGTAGAGTTTCATAGGCAGCAACTTAAGAGAGGAGAAATTACAAAGGAGGAACTTAATAGAAGGCTAGCGAATTTGAATCCTGTTCCTACTACTCAGGATTTCAAACGTAAGACAGGTGTCGAGCTTAGCGAAGCTCGTAATATTGTCAGCCGTGACTCTTTTAGTGTCATGGTTTAACCAAAAGAAAGGAAGTTAATAATGTCACACAATGGAATTTTTCAATCGAGTCTTGTAGGTGATGTTGATCGTCAGCTTTTCACAAGCGCGGTCGAAGCTTACTGTGAGGAAAAAGGTTACACTTGTGTAACTCAGAACGCTGAGGTTCGAGACTACTACGGCAACAAAGAGCGAGTTGATATTGCCGTTAGTGGCAATAACCTAAGTTATCCTATGGGCGTTCGTTTTCAGAATGGCAAGCCACCTACCTATGTGGGTGATAAGTTTATGCAAAATACTGAATGGAGTGGAGTAGAAAAGGGAATTGAGAATACTTACACTGCGCTCTGTGTTGCTAGGGCAGTAAGTGAGGAAGGTGGTTCTATCAGAGGTATTCAGTCACTCAAAGATAGCGTTGAAGTTCTAGCCGATTTCTAAGAAAGGAGTTAATAATATGTCGAGACAAGTTAAGTACACAGTAAAGGACAATAAGGTAGAGGCAGACTTCGAGGGATTCGAAGGCACGTCTTGTTATGAACTAGGTCAGCGAATCCTCGATAGGCTTAGCTCTCTTGGAGTTAATACTAATTCCGAGCGAGTAACTGATAAGCGGACTGGTAAGCAAGTGGTTACAGAGAAGGAGCGTGTTACTAAATAAGGAGTTCAGCATGCTACAGTATGTTGACATTTTACGTAAGGAACCTGAGTTTACTATCTTCGATTTGGAGCCAGCCTTACCAGACATTTACGCTTACATTCAAATGATGAAGGAGAATCCTGAGCAAGCGCGGAGAAATCCGCGCTTGCCATACAGGGAAACGGCATGGTGTTATCCAATAATTGTGAAGATTATGCCACGTAGTATATTGGATATTATTAAGAAGGCAAAAACTGAGGAGGAAAGAGAAAAGCTTTTTGAAAGATATAAGTTAGAGACAAAGGAGAAGAATGTATATTGTATTGTTTGGACAAATGAGTATGTGTCGAATGTAGTTAATATCCTCTACAAAGTTACATTCATAACTAAGGAGGATGGTCCAAGAGATATAACCGATCCGTATCATGATCACATAAATACTTTCATGAGTAGTTTCGATGGTGGGAAAGTTTATATGTATGATGATGATCAAGGTTCTAGGACTGGAGTTATTGGACTAACCTCTTCTGTTAATAGTGTAAGGAAGGGAGATGAAATTAATTTCGTACCATTAACTCCTGAAGTGGCTGGATGCTTAAATCATGCAACAAGGCCAGCTATCGGTGCAATGTACATGCTTAGTCAGATACATAATGTGACTACTACATCTGAAGCTATACTAAAAGGCAATCGAGCAGAACGTAGAAGATTACAACGGCTAGGTACTACGAATGATGATGCTTATCATGTACTAGCAGTTAAGCTAGGTAGCGGTAAGAAACAAAGAGTTATGAAGCTCGATAGTTATGCGTCTGGAGCGGAGAGAAACTTACATTCTGTGCGTGCATCCTACCATACGTATACAGGAGATAATAAGTTGTTTGGCAGACTAGCAAATGTGACGGTGTTTGTACCGCATCATATGAGGGGCAGTAAGTCAAAAGGTGAAGTTAAGAAAACCTATGAAGGGAGAGTTTAATAAAATGAGCAACGCTGTAATTGATAAGATCAATGATATCTATAGGGACTCTGGAGTAGCACACGAGTTTCTATTCACTGGTAATGTTCAGGATTTTCAACAGTTGCCTATGACCGGCGGCGGTATGTGTATGATGCGGTTTCCTGATATGTTGATGGAGTACTATGCAAAGAGATTTAAGCTTATTGCTAAGTATGATTTGCATGAATGGACTTATCAAAAAGAAGGCATGAAGGAACTTGCAGCTAACCTAGTTCGAGTTTCTAATGCGTCGGAAGGTCGTAACACACAACAGAACTTAATGGCTGTGGCTGCTAATCAACAGCAGCAATCGAGTGGTCCTATCCCTACCTCTCCTAGCATGGCTCTACGCACTGTCGAGCGATTGCTAAAAGGTAGGTTGACAGAAACTAGTACAGAACGAGAAGAAGAAATCGTTAAATGCATGTTCATTTTCGATTTCTCAGAAGCTTATCTAAGCTCTCCTCGATGGGGAGTATTGAATGATATTGATGCTAATATCGTTCGCATTCTTAGGTGGGCAATTGATAGTGATATTAGGAGAGATGAACATCTTATTATCTTCCTTGCTCAAGATAGGACCGTGTTGCATCCTGCACTTCTAGAACCTGAAAACGGTATTGAGAAGATGGAGGTTCATTATCCTAGCACTGAAGACCGTGCTATCTTTATTAAGACGTGGCGGGATTTTCAGATTGAGCAAGGTTACTCAAAAAATGATAGCTTCGTTGCTAACATGGATGAGAATGATATTGCTCGCAGTACGGCTGGACTCAACTTCAAACAAACTGAAGATTTGCTATTGCATGCGCATGCTACTAATCAACTAACACGGAAGTATATCAAGCAGCGTAAAGACGTTATTATTAAGGAAAGCTTTAATGATGTAGCGTCTATCGTTGAGCCTACTATGGGCTGGGGTGAGCGTGTTGGTGGCATGAATTATATGAAGCGCATCTTTTGGGAGAATGTAGTTGAGCCGCTTCTTAATAACGATAAGTCTAGGTGTGCGATGGGTATTCTTATGGCTGGCCCTCCGGGGGTTGGTAAGAGTATGATCGCTGAGGCATTGGCATATGAAGCTAATATGTTGATGTTGCGCGTATCAATGAGCCGCATCTTTAATATGTATCTAGGAAGCTCAGAGAGAAACCTAGAAAAGCTTTTCAACCTTGCGGTTAGCATCGGTTGTATTTTGCTAATTGATGAGATTGATCAAGCTCTGCCTGGGCGTGGTGGATTTCATGACGGTGGAAGTGGAGGAGATACGTCTAGCCGTGTATCAGGAAGGATTCTTGAATTCTTAGGTGATGATAGTCATAGAGGTGATGTTGTAGTTTTCGGAGCTACTAACAGACCGGATCTTATGGATGCTGCGTTGAAACGTGCAGGTAGGTTTGATAAGAAGATCGCTATTCTACCTCCAGCTCCCGATGCTAGAGAAGAGATTTTTAAGGTACTCTTCAAAAAGCACGGTGTAGCAGATGATTCTTTGTGGAAGAAAGTTAAATATCGTGAAGCTTTGGATTCACTAATTGCTTCCACTGACAATTGGGTCCCGGCTGATATGGAGGAGATTGTTAGGAAAGTTAGAATTCTATCAGGAGATAAGACACCGACTGTTGATAATATCCGGTTTGCTCAGGATGTTATTATGCCGACTGTTCAACCCGATGATATTAAGTTCATGACGGGGCTTGCTATGATGGAGGTTAACGATCTTTCAACTCTTCCTGAATCCATGCAAGGTGATCGTGATACACTTATTAAGCAAGCTAAGAAGAGAAAAGCTCGCGAGCCTATGGGTTTTCGAGCACCTAGGGCACGTAGTGGTGAGCAAGATTAGACGCCTATAATTGCTTTCAGAACGCATCTAGGCCGGTCCTATGTAGGGTAACCGGCCTTTTTTGTGTAAAGTGGCCTTAGAAAGCAAATTTAGGCGTCATTTTGGTACATTTTTACAATATGAAGGAGTATAAAAATGGCATATGGTAACTCATTGGCATCGAAACTTGCTAAACAGTCGCGGGAATTGCCTTGCATTGGCTACACAGTTTATTGGAACATAGCAAACATTGAGGTGCCTCGTAATAAGTTCATAGAGAATGTATGTGAATTCAATTTGCCGGAAGATGAAGTGGCAAACGTTACTCATAAGGCAGCACTTCGAAAAGCTTTGAAAGCTTTGTCAGCAAAGAGACTTATTAGACAAATTGATGCTAATGATGATCGTGTTGTTTATGCTGTAGTGAAAGAACAAATAAACAAACGTGAGTCAGATGTTAACTATGATAAGGAGTCGATAGTTATTTATGATAAGCGTAATGAGTATATAAGGTTCAAAGGTTCTCGTATCGAGAGACTGAAAGATGCTTTCGATAGATATATGGGCGTGTTTACAGCTCAAGATATCCGAAGCTATCTAGTGAGAGTTATTAAGCATGAAGCTTTGGGTATTACTATTCGTGAACGTGGAGGTATCTACTACGTAACAAATAGATATGCTGACCTTATTAAGAACTTGTCTAGCCTCGCAGAGTCGTGTGGAGATAACTGTTACCTTCACTACTTCGGCTTGATTGATACAGAAGAAGCTAAAAAGGCAATAGAGATAGCGTTTAAAGAAGAGTTCATGGATGAGGTTGGCTTCAGAACTACTAAGCTTCAACGATTTGCTGAAGGCAAAAGGGCGGTATCGCAATCTACTATTGACAGTAGTGATATAAGCTTTGAGCATATGGGTCGCAAAGTAAAAGCCATCGAAGATGTTACTGGTAAAAAGTACACTGAAGAACTTCAACAGATTAATAAACTGAGAAGTCAATTCAGAAGTGTAGTTTCAAAGCGAGGTAAATAATGGATACGAGAATTACTTTCAATTGTTTGTGTGGTCATGAGCTTAGCGGTGTAATTAAATATAATATTAAGTGTCCCTGTAAACGAGTTTGGTATAGATATTCGTATCATAAGATGAGACATAAACCATTTGAGGTTGATCACAAAGGCCAGCGGCATATATTCTTTTGGGGTAGCACTAATATTCATTTTCAATTCCTATCTAACTTTTGGGTATCGCCATTCGAGTTTAATAATATTACCTTCCGTACTGTTGAACATTACTATCAGTATATGAAGTGTGAAGATGAAACGGATAGAGAATTGATATTGAATTGTCATACTCCAGGTGACGCTAAGAAAGTTGGTAAGGAGGTAAAGATAAGATCAGAATGGAATACTATTAAGCCTTCTATAATGTATGTTGGACTCTCATGTAAATTTGAACAGAATGCTCACTTAAAAAAGAGATTGTTAGCCACTGGTGATTCAATACTACATGAAAACAGTCCTTATGATATGTATTGGGGATTCGCTGGAGCAGATATGTTAGGGTCATTGTTAATGTTTGTTAGATCAGAGATTAAAGCACTGTTGAGAGAGGAGATTTAATAAATGACAATACTGTTTCTGCTTAAGGTATTATTATACCTTTTTATAACTATGGTACAGGTAAGCTTCTGTACATCTTATGCCCTATATATATTTAGCATGGAGATTTTAAACTCACTGCCTAATGTTATGGGACTTTACATTGTATGGACAATAATAACTTTACTTGCAAGCGTTCTTGTAGGTATAGGTTTATTAATATCACTTATTAATGGATCTCTTGATAAACATAAATTAGCCTTGATACAAGTTGCTCAATGCATAACATTGATTTCTTTCTTTGATCTTTATATAGGAGGAGCAACATCCTATCTCATAACAAATTTCTTATATACTTCGGCTGATGAATCAAAGAAACGTATAGAGGAATTTAAGAAGAGGCAGGAAATACTCAGAGCTATGAAGGGAGTACATGATGCACAAGACAAGGCCGAAGCCGAAAGTAGTACTAAGCACTAAAGATGATAAGGTGTTTGTAGATATTAAGTATGGAACCGATGCTGAGGCCGATGCGGCTATCGGGGAAATTAAGAAACAGTTACTTAAGAAGGGAATAAATCTGGAGACACTTGTTATGTGTGATAGTCGTACTGAGTTCGATCAACGTGAATCAGGAATGAAAAGGATGGAATGCTGTATGGGAGACGAAAGTAAATGTATGTGTCGCGAGTTTGATCTTTACAAGTGAGGAGGTTGAATGAAGACATATTTAGTCTATTGTTTTGAATGTAACAATAGGTACTCACATACGTGGTATAAGAAACCTAAGTTCTGTGGCGTATGTAGTAGTCATAAGATTGGTGTTTATAAAGTCAAGGAGACTAATAATGAGAATCAAGATTGATAACAAGAGAGTTGCTGTTATTGGCTTCAACTATGATACCGGCGAGAGTTTGTTTGTTCCACCGTGGGGCCGTAAAGTTAATGAACCTTGTCTATTTACTACAGCTAGCGTTAGAATTGAGGAGCAAGAAACTAAAAATCTATTGGCTATAGCAACGCATACTGTAAAAGCATTCAATATGTTCGGTCCTAATCATATCATTCAGAGAAAGCTTGCACTCAAAGGCGCATTCAGAAAACTAGAGAATTCTGGTTTTAAGAAACCAGAATATTGTATTTCTAGAGAAGATCGTAAACTTATTTGGAGAAGGCTAAGAACCGTTTACGGGTTCAAACTTATTCCAGGTGAAAAGAATGTAGCAACGAGTGATTACTCTATTACTGAAAAACTAAGAACACTTGCTGTAGATAAGATCACACGGAGTCAAGTTAATTACTATTTTTAGGAGGTAAAAGAAATGGTTGGTATTACACATCTTACTGAAAAAGAAAAAGAACTAGCACGTACAGCAACTTATTTCGGAAGTGGTGAGTATTGGGGTAGACGTAGGAAGAATGGAGAGATAGATTTATGACCGGCTGGAAACGTCGCGCGTGATCGCGGCGCAAAAATTAGTTTTACTCATGGAGGTTATGTTGCTTTTGATAATAGTGGCAGTACTTCTATATCTTGGAAAGCTCTCTTAAGTGTTGCAGACTGGTTAGGTTTTGGGAATGATGCGGATACATATCTTAAAACATTGAAAAAAGAAAAAGAGAATATATTCAAAAGAGCAAGGTACTAAAATGAATATAGTAAAACGGATAGAGGAGTATGCCCGTGAAATACAGTTGAAGCATTCAATGAAAATGTTAGGTCATGAAGTTACTAAGCTTCCAAAAGTAATTCTTAATAAATGGTATTGGGATGAAAGTACAAAAAGAAAAATCAAGGCATTGAGAACTGATAAGCAAACAGTTCTTATGATCGACGAGATGGGAGATAAACGGATAGTTAATAAATGGATATGGCAGAGCGATATGCGGCACGGTATCATAAGAAGTAATCGAGGTTGTTCAAGCGAGGGCCATGCGCCCTCGCTTAATGAATGTTTATGTAAGAAGCGAGAACTTCATAGACACTGCATAAGATGTAAGAAAGTCATTAAGTCAGAAGGTAACATATATAGCTAAGAAAAAAGTAACTGATTCTGCAAATGATATGCCAATTGTGTATGTTACTGATATGGCTAAGCTTTCCTACCCTCTAGAGTTTAGCCTAGAGAACGAATTTAAGTTAATAAGAGAACTTAAAAAGGATACACCTAGGATGAAAAAAAGAGTTAGAAAGGTAAGAAACTTAAGAAGAGAAATCGGACCATTGTGTGTTACGTGTGGACATACTCATATATTCGAAGGTAATTTATATGTCGATTGCGTAACATGCAATTGTGATATGTACATAAATCCTTATGGAGATTTCCCTTGTTCAGATTGCAGTCATGTATATGCTGACCATGTTGGTTCTACTGCTTCAATAGCAACTAAGTGTAACGTCGGTGGTTGTAAATGTCCTCAGTGGCGTAAGTTAACAAGAACGTTTCATAGTAAACGAAAAATTACTGAACGAAGAAAACGAGCAAGGTCCGGAGATGATATTGTATGGTAAAAAAGAAGAGGCCAAAGATATTAGTAAGAAAGAAACGAGAAGAAATATTAATTTATTGTATGAAGCTATTGCATTCGTACATAGCTAGATCAGCGTACATACTTCATATACCTACCGAAGATTTGGAGAATGATGTAGCTGTTAATATGTGGATTGCCCTCTACCGCTACCGTCACAAGAGTTATAATCAAGCATGTATGTTAGCATACAGGACTGGAGAAAATTCTGTAATATATCGACTTCGTTCAGCGTTAACTAATAAGAAGCGTGGAGCTAATTCTACTACTGTCAATGCTGAAGAACTCATCGGCATGCCTTCCTCAGCTATCTTCAGCGATTACCGTGCAGTCGAAACTATGGACTTAATAATCAACATAGCAGTAATGTTGGTAGGTCCTGAACGTGCTATATATCTGATCAAAGCAGCTACCTATAGGTGGATTAGTAATAAGATTACTGACGAGGAAAATACGATTCAGATAGCTCTGGATCTACCTCGATCAACCATAAGAAAATATCTGTTAATAATGGAGGAAAATCTTGTTAAGTATTCAGTAACGAGTTCATACGGTCGTTATCTGATCAAGACTGATGGTGTATGGCGTCAAACAGATTTTGAATAGGAGTTAATAATGTTTATACCAAAGCTACAACTACAATCTGAAGCATGGTTAGAAGATGATAAAGCAAGATGCGAGCATGGCAGTGGATATAAACGTAGAGGTTGCCGTGAATGTAGACGTGATGCTCTGAAGATGGCTTATCGAGAAGCTATTGCTGATCTAGTTAATAATCTTTCAGTAGACTTAAAAAAGCATTAGCAACGCAGCAAGCTCGCCGTAGGCGAGCGCAGCGTAGTTGCTTCCGAAGGAATGGAATGTTAATAACTGAGCACTTTCTTTTTACAGATACCTATATACGTAGTATATAGGGATCGTGTTTTTCTTTTCTTTAGGGCTTCGCCCTAAGGAACTCCCGTAGGGAGTTCCTATCTTCTTTCTTTCTTTGTGTCCTTTCTTTCTTTAAATTTGACTCTGACCGGAAAGCATTACTGAATTGTGAGGGTGAGAAAACTATGAAGCGAAAAATAATAGTTGAGTTTACTGAGGAGGAAGTTCATAACGCATTGGTTGATGCTGCGCTTAGGAATAACAAGCTTAAAGCTGATGAGTGTTATGGTAATGTTGATGTTATTGTTGATGTTGCTATTGATAGGTTCAAGCCTGAGGGAAGTCAGATAACAGGCTTGAAAGCCTTAGTTACTATTTTGGAGAATGATGATAATGAATAAGGATGAAACTATTAATATGTTGAAAGAGCGTGGTATCATTCATGATCAAACTATCTTGTTAGGATATCGCGGTTCTATATCTCATGGGACTTACCGTCCTAATGATGATCCGAACTCGATTGATGATAAAGATTTGTTAGGTGTGGCTATCGGTGATATCGGCAATTACTTTTCGACGAGATACTTTCCAGGCATTAGGTTTGATCAATATGAAAAGTTCGTTGATGAATGGGACGCAGTAACGTACGAGTTTCTTAAGTTCGTAAGGTTGGCCATTGGATTCAATCCAAACGTTATGAGCTTGCTGTGGTTGAGAGATGAACATTATTTGATTGTTCATCCATTAGGTCAGGAGCTTATTAACAATCGTGATCTATTCATTAGCATGAGCGGCTATCAAGCAATCTTGGGTTATGCTTACAATCAACTTAAGAAGATGGAACGGACTGAGTTCAAAGGTTATATGGGGGAGAAGCGCAAGGAACTAGTCCGTAAGTTTGGTTATGATACTAAGAACGCTTCTCACCTGATTCGATTGCTCCGTATGGGCATTGAGTTTCTAAGAGATAAGAAGTTAAACGTATTCAGAGAGCATGATGCTGATGAGTTGATTGCAATTAAGAATGGGGAATGGTCCTTAGTGGAAGTAAAGAATCATGCTGATAAGCTTTTTCTAGAAATCGAAGATGCTGCCTTTGATAGTAACTTGTCAAAGTATCCAAACACAGATGCTATTAATGAGCTTTGCATTCGTATTCTTTCAGAGTGGTTCAAATTATGATTTGGTATATATACCAACGAAACCCTGCAAAATTCGGGCTTTTTACGTTTGGTATATATACCAGACTCAGGAGTTAATAATGAAATATGTTTATCAATGTAGCGAGGTATGTAAATGGCGAAATTATTAGCTAGAAGTCAATGGAGCAATGTAGTATTGTATGATACTTCTCCTCAACCTGATGAATCGCCGGTGCCTGAGGAGTATAAACCAGTTCAACCATTTGTTATGAACTACAAAGATAATGATTATAAACCAATTAGGTTTAGTACATCGGATAAAGCACTGTCCGTGTTTCACAGTTTTTCTAGATGTTATTTTTACTTTCCAGAGGAGGATGAAGGCGATTGAGGTTTGACATATGAAATCACAATTCAGGGAAACAAGAGAAGCACTTAGAAAGAAAAGGATAAGGCCGGAAGGTATCAACGTTGTTAAGAACTGTACGTTATGTCCGTTACATAAGACAGCGCAACGGCCAATATGGGGGAGGGGTCCGTATAAACCTAGGTTAATGATCATAGGTGAAGGACCTGGAGATATTGAAGATCAAACTGGAATACTGTTCAACCCTAATGCGCCTTCCGGTAAAGTAGTTCAGAAGCTTCTAGATAAGATAGGAATAGAACGTAAGGACGTATATATTACTAATGCGACAAAATGCTTTAAGGGGTATGATGGTAAGATAACAGACGCAGAAGTTAAGACGTGTAAGCCTTATTTAGATGAGGAAATCGAAGCAGTTAATCCTAAATATGTTGTGCTGTTTGGTGGTCCTGCTGAGAAATCTGTTATCGGTAGAGGTGCTAGCATAACAAAGGATAACGGTAGCATCATTCAAAGAGATGGCAGGTTTTATATGCCTATTATCCATCCAGCCTACGGACTAAGACAGCCCGAAGCTATGAAGCGCATAGAGCAAGCGTTTCTTAACTTTGGTGAATTCATAAAGAACGAAAATACTAATGTTGATCCGCTTGCAGACATAGAATTAGAAGTTATTAAGACTCGAAAGCAATTCCTAAAACTTAAAAAGACAATTCAATCCCTTCCTTCAGATACTCATATAGCTCACGACTTTGAAACTAACTCCGACCCTAGCAGTGATAAAGCTCAGATACCTCAGAAGATGAAAGAAGTTCCTCCGTTAATAGGTGGGATTTCTTTTTCGTGGAGTAACGATTATGGTGTTTACCTTCCGGTAGATCATCAAGACCCGCAAGTATGGGAGGATGATCCAGACACGTATGCCGAGGTTATAGACTTCTTAAGATGGTTTGCAAAAATTAAGCTTAGGAAGATATCACATCATTTTCAGTTTGAACGTAACTGGTTTGTTGGCGTTCTAGGTGTTGAGTTATTAAATCCCTATGCTGATACGATGCTTATGTCTCATAATATTGATAGTGCTAAGGGGATTCATTCTCTTAAGCATTTGGCATGGCTCGTAAACATGGGAGGTTATGAACTTCAGCTAGAGAAGTGGTTTAATGAGCGAGGTATAGAGCCGAAGAACAGAGATTATACTAAGATTGATCTTGATGTAGTGGGTCGTTATGGTGCTGCTGATTCTGTATGTACATATCGAACGTTCTTTAAACTTAAGCCTACACTTCAGGAGCGAAAGCTATTTAAGTTCTTTGGTAAACACGTTATGCCCGGTGTCTATCCCTATTGTGAGATGGAATCCAATGGCTATGCGGTTGATGAGGAGTATAGAAAAAGTCTTGTTAAGTATTATGAACGGAGAATGGAGGAAGGTTCGAAGGAATTAAGCAAGCTGTTACCTAAACATATTAAGGAGGCAGTAGCTAGTAAGAAGACTGGAGTAGTTAATTTTAATTCTGCACCTCAAGCTGGTAACGCTTTACGCATGCTTATTGACTTTGATCCAGCAAGAGAGCGTAAGAGATATCCATTCAATAGATATGCTGATGTTCATGGTGTTTCTCGAAGACTTAAATGGCCGACGTTTTTAACTTCAATCGAGTTCACAACAGACAAAGGAAACTTAACTACTAACTCTGACTTTCTCAGTGGTTTAGTTTCTTATGCTCCACTAACAGATAAGCAGAGGGATTTTGTTAAGAGATTGCAATCTTTCAAAAAGGATTCAACCTATCTATCTCGATATGCTAGAGGTGCGCAAAAGTACATCGGGCTGGATGGTCGTATCCATTCAACTTATTTATTGAATGGAACTGAAACATTTAGACGTGCAGGTAACGACCCTAATCCTCAGAATTGGGCGCGTGTTCCTATTATTAAGCGCATGGTAAAAGCAGAAGACGGTAATGTGCTTTTGATGTTTGACTATAGGAACCTGGAAGTTAGGATAGCTGCAATTAAGTCCGGCGATAGATTGTTATTAGAGATCATTCGTGATGGTAAGGATATTCACTGTTATGCGGCATGCATAGCTTACAGCATTCCTTATGATCAGATGATGAATGTTTACAAAAGTAGTAAGGAAGAGAGAGATAAGGACCCGAAGCTTAATAAATTGTATAAGAAGTATAAAGAGTATCGTTCGATTGCTAAGACTGTTTGGTGGGTTATCTTATTCGGTGGCGGTCCTGATAAGATATCAAAGGAAGCTGAGATACCTTTTGATGAGTCGGCCCGATGCATGGATGAAATACTAAGTCAGTTCACTGGACTCGAAAATATGTTCGATACGTTTGAGGAGTTCGCAGAGGATAACGGTTACGCTGAAACTGATTTCGGTCGTAGGCGTTACTTAGAAGACGTATACTCTAGTGATAGGAAGATACAATCTCATGCATTGCGACAAGCTAGAAATACTCCTATCCAGGGAACTGCTTCAGATGTTACTTATCTTGCTGCACGTCGAACGTATGAACTTATTAAGAGTGAATATAAACAAGTCAAGATAATACAGGAGGTGCATGACTCATTGTCTTACGAAGTGCCGGTTGAACAAGCTATGGAATTCTATGTGAAGGTAAAGAATATCATGGAGTCTATAACAACTAAGAGCTTGCGTGTTATTAAGTTCGAGGTTGAAGGAAAGATAGGTAGGCATATGGGCAGTAACATAGAAGTTGATGATGACTTTGTTAAGAAGTATATGAAGCGGCCAAAGGCATTATATAAGTTCTTAACTAAGGATTTCGAACAGCCACCGGAGTATTATGCCGATGCGTCTTAGAAATTGAATGTTTATACATAACCGAAAAGCATTATAGAATAGTGTAGGAGATAAATGTCTATTAAGTTTACGTTGATAAGACCGTGTGAATTATGCCCGTTCAGAACTGACTGTTTAAAAGGATGGTTAAAAACTTTCTCTGCTGAAATTGCTGATTCACTTAAGAACGATAAAACATTCTTATGTCACGAAACTACAGAGTACGAAGAAGATTATGATGAGGATGAATATGAAACACCTCCGTTGAAAGAGACTGGTAAGGAACAACATTGTGCGGGAGCTATGATACTGCTTGAAAAGATCGAACGACCTAATCAAATGATGCGTATAGCTGAACGATTAGGTTTGTATGATCATACTAAGTTAGATATGGATGCTCCCGTTTTTAATTCTTTGGAAGAGTTTGTAGAACATCATATGGAATGTAAGGAGGTTTTAAAGAATGCAAAAACCAGTAAATAAGAAATGCCCTCGTTGTGAAAAGAGATTCAAGACTACAAATAAGGAACGTATTCATTGCCGTAGGTGTATCGAGGAGATGCTAACCGTATGATCGAGATAATATCTGATTACATATGGCTATTTGTTTTTTTAGTTGGATTATATTGGATAGCTGAGCGAGTAATTAAGGGAGTGCAGAATAGTCGGCGTGAAGGTATTGAGCAAACTAATAATTGGTTGCGTGAACATATGGATGATCATGGAACAGGGAAGTTTGATGCGAAGATTGATGTATTGATAAGAACATATAATAATCATTTGAAAGAATATCATGGCAGAGAAGGAGCGACGGAACAAAGCACTTAGAATAGTGCCAGTCGATTCATCTAAGGTTTCGACTAGTGAAAATGTTATTGATCTAAATAAGATTCTAGATGTTGGAGATGATATTAATGACGAGTTAAATAGACAAGCATCATTAACTGCGTTCGTTGCTAATCATGAAGCAGCAGTTAAGGCATATCTCAAGAAGAAAGAAAATGAACTTGAGGTTCGTGAGGCACAATTAAGAAAGAAGTTTTGGGATACACGGAGGTATAGTGATCGTACAGGACATACGGGCAAGCCCACAGCACCGGATGTTTCAGCGTGGATAGCTAGGCAACGTTCAATAATAAGTATTAAGGAGGATATAAGGCATGCGCAGTTCTTAGTTGATCGAATCAAGGGAGTTAATAAAGCTCTTGATCATAAGATGAATTCATTAATAGGTTTGGGTGCAAACTATAGAGTAGAAATGAAGGAGCATTTGTTCAATGTGATACGTAAGCATGGAATCAAAGGTAGTAAGTTGGATATTGATATTACTGAAGACTAAGTAAAGGAGTTAGTATATAATGGCTGGAAAAACTGATTTGAATGCGGTTAGGAATGATCTTAAAAGTGGAGGTAAGAATCGTTTTGAAGATGAGTATACGCTCTCGAAAGAGCGTTCTTCAATTCTTCGATTTCTTCCTCCTGAGGAAGATGGACCTTTTTATTATAAGTTTTATGCTCACTTCATAAATAGGACGCGGGTTGTATGCCCTAAACATACGTTTGGAAAGCGTTGCCCTATTTGTGTAATTGGTGACAAACTTTTTAACTCTACTGATCCAGAGGATGTTAGTCGAGGTAAGAAGTTTTACAGAGCCGAACAGTTTCTATCCAATGTTATTGATTGCCGTAAGCCTGATGATGGCGTTCAGGTACTTTCCTATGGCAAGAAATTGCTAGAGAAACTAACTTATCTCTTTGGTGCAGATGATGACGAAGATGAGGATGGAGATAGCGTAGGTATTGATATCACTGATCCAAAGAACGGTTGTAATATAAGAATCAAAACTTCTGTGCATGGTGATTATCCAGAACACATACCTAACATTGCAAAGAGTGGGGTTCCTATTCCGTATAAGAAGTGGGAAAAGGAACTTAAGGACCTTGAGGCAGTCGTGAAAGATAATACTAAACCGGCTGATGAACTTAAGGAAATGGTTAGGTTCATGAGTGATGACTTTGAAAGTGAAGAAGAAGACGACGAAGAAGATTATGAAGAACCTAAGAAGAAAAAGGGAGGTAAGAAAACAACTAAGAAAGAAGAGCCTGAGGATGAGGAGGAAGATGATGATATAGAGGATGAGGAAGAAGACGACGAAGAAGAAGAAACTGAAGACGAAGAAGATGATGATGAGGAAGAGGAGGGAGACGAAGAAGATGATGATGAGGAAGATGATGAAGAAGAAGAGTCTGAGGATGAGGAAGATGATGAAGAAGAAGAGTCTGAGGATGAGGAAGAAGACGATGAGTATGAAGATGAGGAAGAGGAGCCCGCACCTAAGAAACGGCCTGGAAGAAAGCCGGGATCTAAGAATAAGGCACCGGCTAAGAGGGCTCCTGCTAAGAAGAGGGCTCCTGCTAAGAAAGCAGCTAAGAAGAAAACTCGTAGGTAATTTCTATGGCAGCTAAGAAGAAGCAACCAACATATAGAGACTTATCTAATGCTTCTCCCGCGAAGGTCGCTAAGGCTTTCGCGGGAGTTCAGTTATTAGGTAGTCGCTCAGATTTAGAAAC